TGCGCCTCTAAGCGTCGCAGGATCGTCGCATTCTGTAAAGCTACGTTCTCGAGCTCTAGCCATGCTTCGTTCAGGGTTGTCATGAGGACTTCTCGATGGTTGATCGGCAGTTGGAGTGTTTGGGGGGAGGACAGGAGTAAGAAGTGAGCCACTCGGGTCGATGGCCGAACAGGAATTTTATTCGACCCCAGAGTCCCATTCCCCTCACCTGCGTTATCACCCCCTCCAGTCGATTACGGTTTATGGAATTGGCGCCGTGCTCCCCGATCAATCTCTCCACCAACTTACGGGAGTCGACTAATTCCTTCATGATCGTCCGGATCGGGACCCCGATCAGCTCCTCGACCTCGTCGGAGTAAGCCACGTAGACATTATGCTTCCCGTAATTACACAACTCGATTACGGGGACCCCCTTCCTAATCTCCTTCTGGCTCTTCGGGTGTAACACCACCTTCCCGTCGGTAGCAAAGGAGACGTGGTCGTAGTAGGAATACTCCAGTTTATCCGGGTCCTCGTCGAGGACCCTTTCAACAACAAGACCGCGGACTAGCTTGGCTTCTATCATAGTAGGTCTACTCCGATTCCGTTTTGGTGGTGAGCCGGCCCGAGGAGAACGCCCTGCGAGACAACTCCCACGTCTCCTGGTATCGTTCTCTCTGGACCGCTGTGTGGAGAGGGAGCCGGGAGGCGGGTTGAGTCGGCCACCACTCTTGGAACGTAAGCGCGTCGTTGGCCGAGTCCAGAACGTTCAAGGCTCGGACAACGAGGTCAGCAGCTCCTTTCGTGTAGCACGTAGCAACTCGGTCATCGGCTTCGTCTCGGATCCTGAAGGACTGCCCGGAGACGGCGCCTTGGTCGGCCACGACTTCGTAACTGTATCTTTCTAACATTGGTGGGCTCCTGGTTCGTAAACCATACATCTTTTTCCGTCTGAGTTAAACCGAAAAATCCATTAACGAATCAATAACTTATGGACTCGGCACCAAGACCCACGTCGTATCCTGGTCCGGCGTCGGGTTCCGGTACACCTTGAACGAGTGCCCTCTCGAGGCTTCCTTGACCAGCTCCAGGGCGTCGTACGCGGATCGCGCCCGGACTGTGCTTTCCATCGCCACCTCCCCGTTGAGTGAGTCGATCGTGAACGTCACCAGGAACTTGATCGGTTCGTCGAACTCCGCGAAGAAGTCCACCGACTCCTTGATACCATCGAGAGAATTAAGAAGCGTGTTCCCGCTGATCGCCATGTCATAGGCCCATCCTCCAGGGAGACTTGTCGGATGAGCCGCCATGAGTTTCGATACGATGAACTCGTATTCACCAAGTAGTCTTACGAACTCCTCGATCGTCGCGTAGTCCGTTCGGGTTAGTTTTTTATATGTCATAGTTAAGTTGCGCATGGTCTTCTCTCCTGGTTGTTTTTAGCGGATGATTAATAGTCGCATATAGGTTAGAAGCTTGTAAACATCTAAATCTAATTGCAGGACAATGGGTTATGGAATTGGGGAAAATAGTCCCCGTTTACCGAGTTTTTTAATGATGGAAATAAGGAGACGGGTTCTCATATATCGCGAATTCACGGGGAACACCTTTTTAAAACGGTGGTTCCTTGAAAGGAGGCGGTCTTCAAAGTCAGTTTAAACTACTCTGGGGATGCCGTTGGGGCGTATATCTGGTTCGCCTGCCCCCGCCTACAACTGACCCCTCTTAGGAGACAATTGTTTCCCTCAAAACGTTAAAAATAGACGGTTAGAGTTTTATTTTTGGGGAGTGTATCAGATACTTCGGGTCTGAGAATTAATCCGGAGAGGCCCGAAAACCATGAAAAATGGCTTCCCCCTCGTACAAACCACGGATGTTATGAGGGGGAAATCGAACGGGGTGAAAGGGGCCATGTTCGATAATTCTTGAGGTTCCAGATCAAGCACTCAAGAGGGACACATGGTCTCCAATCGAGGTACGGGGTTTATACATGCATGGAGACTGACCCCATTAGACTAAAAGTTAGAGTATGGGGGAATCACTGGGGTACTCACTGGCCTCAGCTTTTTTAATACTGACCCTTATTCTTTCTTATACTTTTATCTTCTATTTATAGTAATAATAATAAAGAGGTATAGTATATTAAGTAAATAGAGTGATAATCTGAGTAATATGTATTGATGTGAACCGTTCCCAGTGAGTCCAGTGAGTTGATATACCTAGGAAGTTCTACACTAAAGTGGCCCCCTTATAGGGCAATTTTAAAAGTGCTCTGGCCACGGGGCCCACTGGCCTCAAGGTTAGATGCAAGAGGTGTAGCATATTTATGGCATCACATCATAATATGCTTCGCCTATAAGGTTTCGTGGGTGTTTCCCACTCAAAAATATGGTTAGAACTATTAGAGGATAGAATCTTGCTTTTACCGGGACTACTTCTTCCGGATGTAGGGTTTGCGCTTTGGGGGAGTATCCGTGAACTCACACTTAGGAAGGAGGTCTTCAATAGAGGAGACGCCTAGTTTTTCTTTCAGGAGGTCCATGCATTCTTCTCGGAATGGGAACCTCAACACGTAGATAAGTCTTCCGTTGCTTCTCTTCTTTCCCCGGTACACCCCCGGGATATATTTTCTTAGCTGTGATCCGAACTCAGCTTCCCCCATGATGTGGCGGTCCCGGCGATCCCTTGCGACTTCCTGGTAGCGACCATATACTCGGCTTGAAGGAATGATTCCGTCGTCAGCGGGGAACTCCGGCCCGACAACGAACTCCACCAGGAAACTTTCTATGGGAGTAAGGGCCTTCACGACCTGCTCCTCGAGGGCGTCGGTCTTCGGAACTTGTCGGACGTCGAAGTCGGTCAGGTCCACCTCCTCCTTTAGGTGATACATCAACGCCTCGTATCCCCCCGTATCCATCTGGGTTCGCATCCTGCCGAAGAAGGTGTGGTCTTGGATGTTCCCGTTCTGGACGGCTAACACCAAGAACCGACGTTCCTTGGTCGTGGCGTGGACGACGTGGAACGCGTTCGACGTGATGATTAGCCGGAGGTAATTATCCGTCTCATAGGTTTTCATCCCCTTGTTGTTTATTAGCAGTCGGTCCTCCGTGATCAATGCCTTCAACTTCCCGTCGATGGAAGGGTCGCCGGCGAATAGGGCTTCGTCAGCCAGGACCACCAACTTCGCCTCCAGGGAACTGTTGAAGTTCCCCACGATGTACTGGGGATCCGCTATCGCAATGTAGTGGTACCCGAACAACGCCCCGAAGATCGTTCCCACGATGCTCTTCCCGGACCCCTTGTCCCCTTGCAGCACGATGGCAACCCCCGGCTTCTCCTCCGGCTTCTGGATGGTGTGTGCCATCCACTTGATCAGGTAGGAGTACGCTACCGGGTCCTTCCCACAGATGTTTCGTTTCAGGTGGTCCAGGAAAATCGAGCAGTTCCCCCGCTTCGGTTCGTACGTGAACCCCCGCCACATGTTGAACTGGTTTTGCCCGCAACCATCCGGGCGGAACACAAGCTCCGAGAACTGGCGCCGATCCGGGTGGGTCCGCCAGTAGTCGAACCGGCTCTTGTGGAGAATGGTCCCGTCGGGCTTGGTGAACTTGACCAAGTCGCTCTCGTACTGGATCTTCATATCTCGTTCCCCGGATAGACAGAATCTCCTTCCCTCCTCGGTTAGGTAATAGCTGGCGCCGTTGACCATTATCGCCGCGTGTTTCCTGTTCATCCCTTCGATCACCGGGTCACTCTTTAATTCTTCCCTTGGGAGTGCATCAAACTTACCGGGTCCGTACTGAACTAAGTAGTCGTCGAGCCCGACCTTCTTCCCGTCGTCCGGAAGCTTCACGATGGATACGACCGCGCCTCGGCGGATCAGCTCCTTTCGCAGGGAACTTAGGGCTCGTTTTACCTCCAACTTCGAACTTACGTCGTTGTCAAACGTCAACTCGACTTTCCGGTCCTTCCAGACTATGAGATCCAACTCGGGGAGGGGAACGCTTACTCCGTCCTGGCGAGTCATCCATCCATACACTCCTCCGAGACCGATGTATCTGAGGTCGTGTAGACACGCGCACATCGCTTTAAGTTCCCCTTCCGTTATTCCTATCGTGACATCCGGGTCAGCGACCACGGATTCCCAATCCACCACGGGTGGAAAGTATAAGTGATTGGAGGTTCCCGACGGTTGTAGAAACTTAGGGAGATCCTTGGCCTTAGCCAAGAACGAATCCTCTTTTGGGAATACTCGGTAGCGCCGGAACGTCTCGCCCTTCTCTATGATCTTAGAACCGTCCGGGGTCCGGTACTCGATCCCGATTGCCTCCATGGACGACCCGGTCTCCTTCTTCGTCTCCTCCGGGGAGAGGTAAGACAGACCTAGTTCCCCCGCCTGCTCGGGGGCGATTCCCCGGTCAGCCAGATAAGTGGATAGTAGCTCCGGGAATTCAGGGGGGGTAATTTTTTGGGGTGGCTTAATCTGTTTCGTTTTGGTAGACTTCATTGGACGTTTAATCACTTTAATCTCCGATGGGTTGAATGGTTAGATGATTACCCCCCTTTGACGATAGTCCCGAGGGGGATCTCCGCTCTCACCTCTCCTGGTAACTGAGCGGGGAGTGGCAAGACCCCCCTTCGTGTGATCCGTTCACGAGGGGGTTTTCCATTTTACAGCAGTCGAAAAACGTAAGCCTCAACTGAATCATTGTTACTTATCAATGACTTACGACCAAGCCTCTCCCCGGTTGTAGTCGAGCTGCCAACTGGGTAGACTAGTTGTGGGAGGTGGGAGCGGATTAGAGTGGCCAAGGCTGTAAAAAAGAAAAAGCAACTTACCCGAGATGAGGAGCGACTCGAAAAATCGATCGCTCATGAACGCTCCCTTCACCACGATCCCGACTTCTGCTACCCGGAACCCACCTCCGTCGACCTTAGTCCGGATCCGGACACCGTGTCCGAAGTCCCCTACGACCCTAAAGTGAAGTGGCTCAAGTGTCCTAAGGGGCTCGTTCCGGTCACCCCTCTTAAGATAGAACACTTTCTGAAAGTCCTATCATTATGTGGTCTCCCTAAACGGGCCGCCATTGCCTCCGCGATCCCCTATTCAGCGATCACCAAACTAAGAAAAAACGACGTGATGTTCGACTTGTCCTGCGATGAGGCGGTCCACGATGCCGTTGACATGGCTGAGTTCGAACTCTATCGACGGGCCGTGGAGGGGGATGATGTCGAACTCACCAACAACGGAATTCCGACCGGGTACTCGGTCAAGAAGCGGAGCGATAAGCTTCTGATGTTCTTGCTCCAGGCCAAACGTTCGGAGTACAAGACGAAGATGGAGCTCAACGCTAACCTGACTACCCGACGGGGAACGGATCAACTATCGGATGAGGAGTTAGAGACGATCATCCGGACTCGGTTTTCTAAAGGAGAAGAGCCGTGACGTCGGGACCAATCAACGACATCGATCCGTACGAAGCCGCAGAAGCTTTGGCCGAACGTCGGGCCATCCGGGAGCATCTCTCCCCAATGATCAAACGCGTCCTAGGGACCGTCGACCCGGGGGCGGTGTACAGACACAACTGGCACATTGATCTGATGAGTGAGTATCTCGAAGCCTGCTACCACCGAGAGATCCTCCGCCTGATAATCAACATCGGCCCCCGTTTCTTGAAATCCATCTGTACGACCATCGGGTTTCCAGCGTGGGTCCATGGTCAGCAACCGAACGAACGTATCCTCACAGCGTCAGGAGTGGCGGACCTTTCGCTCAAGCATTCGATGGACACCCGGAAGGTTATGAGAGAGCCGTGGTATAGGAGCGCGTTTCCGGACGTCGGACTCAGCGAGTTCCAGGATGCGAAGAAACGTTACGAGACCTCCGCTGGTGGACATCGAATCGCGGTCTCTGTCGGGGGTTCCTCGATCGGAGAGGGCGGCCGGATCAAGATCATTGATGACCCGATAGATCCGAACAAGGCATTCAGTCGAGCTGAGATAGACGCGGTCAACCGCTGGTACACTTATACCTGGTCAACTCGATCGGATGACCCTAAGTCGACGGTGGAAATCCTGGTCATGCAGAGACTGGACGCCCATGACCTGACGGGTCACCTACTTGACATTGGGGGGTATGAGCACCTCATAGTCCCAAACGAATCTCCTAGTAAGACGACCGTGATCTTTCCCCGCTCTGGAAAACGCAAGATCCGAGCCGAGGGGGAACTCTTACAGCCAAGTAGGATAGGACCGGATGAGACGGCCCGGATTAAGAAGACGATCGGAACGTATGGGTATACCTCTCAGTACCAACAGAAGCCCACGATCCAAGGCGGCAACCGGATCAAGATAGACTGGTTCCGACGACATAAGACTCTTCCACATAAGTTCGATGAGATAATCCAGTCATGGGATACCGCGAACAAAGCGGCTGACATGAACAATCCCTCCGTGTGCGAGACATTCGGGAGAGTCGGATCACAATGGTTCCTGATTGACCTGTTCAAGGATCGTCTGGTGTATCCTGAGTTGAAAGCTGCGGTCCGAAACCTAGCCGCGAAGTTCAAGCCGGATACCATCCTGGTGGAGGACAAGGCGTCCGGTCAACAGATCATTCAGGAGATGGGTCCTTCTCAACATAACTCTGACCCCCAGGTGCTGCCAATACTCGGGGTCGAGCCGAGTGGAGACAAACCGATGAGGATGGAGAGACACCTAGCTTCGATCGAAGCGGGAGTTCTAAGTATCCCGGACCCCAGTATGAACGTCCCGTGGTTGTTCGACCTGGAAGTGGTTCTAAAGGATTTCCCAAAGGGTAAGGACTGGGATGAGATCGATTCGATGAGTCAATTCCTCCTTCATATCCGAATCCACGAGGCTACTCAGCAGGGTCCCATCACGCTACACTCCCTCACCAAGTCGAGCACGTTTCGCTCGTCTAATGCGAGGGCATGACCGCATGTTCGTTTCGCGTTTACGAAGTGTCAAGTCGCCTGTCTATAAAGATGATAGGAGTGATGCTCTATTTTACAAGAAGCTTCATGTCATCGCAGACCGCGCGGCGCCGAAGATACGGCAGCAGATTCTTACTGCAATTGCCCGGTTGAAGTCAGACCTCCAACTGTGGAAGTTGGAAAAGGCAATTCAGACGGGGAGCGTGGCAGAGATACTTAGAGTGCTGAACATCACCAGCGAATCGGCATACCTAACCATGACCGCGCAGGAGATGCGGAATATCTTTAACGAAGCGGGCGTGCTCTCGACAGCGGCGCTACCAGCGGCAGTCGGAGCGAAGATCGCCGAGCTTGGCTTCCGGTTCGATCTGAACAATCCAGCCTCGTTGGAGTTTCTGAAGACTTACTCGTTCGGGCTGATCAAGTCGATCAACGACAACACGCTTGAGGGCATCCGCACCACGATCCGCACGGCCTTTGAAAAGGGCGGACACCCGTTCGAGCAGGCGAAGAAGATCCGCGACCTGATCGGACTGCTCCCGCGTCAGGTGCAGGCGGTGTCAGCGTACGAGACACAGCTGATAGAAGACGGCCGAGCGGCGGCGCAAGTCGCGCGCATGACGGAGGCGTATGCCGGGCGGCTGCTGAAGCAGCGCACTGAGACGATCGCGCGCACTGAGACGATCCGGGCAGCTAGTGCCGGGCAGCGCGCACTGTGGCAGCAAGCGATCGACGCGGACCTGTTACCCGCTGGCGTCAAGGTAACGTGGATAGCGGCTGACGACGACTTATTGTGTCCGGAGTGTGAATCACTTAATGGTGAGTCCCAAGCACTGGGCGATACATGGACGTCAGTCGGTGGACTGACTGCGGAGCATCCGCCTCTACACCCACGGTGCCGATGTGGAGAGGCGTTGGACTTATAACTTAGAGGAACAGTAGAGTGATCAAATTTCTATTTGCAAGCGCAGTAGTTCTTCTCGCGCTATACTCAGATCAGACGCGAGCAGATCAGACGCGAGCAGTTCAAACGTATGGACCCTACACGCTGTCGTCTATTCGAGTGATCGATGGGGACACGTTGGAGGCGTACGTCAATCCATGGCCGTATGTCTACATTAAGACGCACATCCGTATCATTGGGATTGACACGCCGGAGCTGAGCGCTAAGACTGATTGTGAAAAGACGCTAGCACTACAGGCGAAGCTGTTCCTGGAGATCGTACTCAAGGATGCTAAGGTCGTGTCCGCGTATCATATGCGGCCAGATCCGTATCCGGGCAGAATGGATGCGTCTGTCACGGTCGACGGCGGAGACTTGAGCGACCGGATACTGGCTTCTGGGCAGGCGCGGCCATATGATGGCAAGGGCAAGCGCCTTGTCGGCGGCTGGTGCATTGGATCATAGAGGTCATGCAATGAACTTAGACTGGCGAGCTGTTGTAGGTAAGGTCGCTCCGACGGTCGCATCGGCATTGGGAGGGCCGTGGGCGGGCGCCGTGGTGTCTCAGCTTGGCGAGATGCTAGGCATTACGGAGCCCACAAAAGACCGCGTACAGAAAGCGTTGGAGACCGCCGAGCTCACAGGCGAGCAACTCGCTGCGTTGAAGAAGATTGAAGCGGACCTCGCTGTGAAGCTTGAAGAGCTGGGCGTGCGTCGCGAAGAATTAGACGTACTGGACCGAGACAGCGCACGTAAGCGGGAGACAGCGACACAGGACTGGACGCCTCGTGTATTGGCGTTCGTCGTCACGCTCGGGTTCTTCGGAACGCTCGGGTGGATGTTGGTTCATGGAAAACCAGAAGCGGGAGGGGACGCATTACTGGTCATGCTCGGTTCCCTCGGTACGGCATGGGCGTCCATAGTCACGTACTATTATGGCAGCTCGCACGGCAGCGCGCAGAAGAATGAACTGCTAGCAAAGAAGGGGAGCGCATAGACGTGGTTGATAAAGTAGACGACTCGCTAACACCCTCCCGCCTCATTGGCGAACTAGGTACGACTGGGCTCAAGCAATACGGCGGATACATTGAAGAGGAATGGCTCCGTGAGTTAAAGGGGCTCAATCGTTCTAAGGTCATCAATGAGATGACTACGAACGACCCGATCATAGGGTCGATGCTATTCGCGATCGAGATGCTCATACGTCAAGTCAAGTGGCGGGTGCAAGCGGCTTCCAGCACTCCAGCAGCAAAGACAGCAGCAGACTTCCTAGACACCTGTATTCTTGACATGAGTCAGAGCTGGGACTCACTCATCAGTTCAATCATCACGTTCCTTCCGCACGGGTTCTCATATCACGAGGTGGTGTACAAGCGTCGGCTCGGCGCGAAGGGAGATTCGAAAAGCAAGTTCGAGGATGGTAAGATCGGATGGCGCAAAATCCCGATTCGAGCGCAGGAGACGATCGTACGCTGGCAGTTCGATGAGAACAGCGGAGTGCAGGGGGCGTGGCAGCAAGATCCGGTAAAGGGCAATGAAGTATTCATTCCCATTGAGCGGTCCCTACTGTTCCGGACAACGGCGAACAAGGGGAATCCGGAAGGCAAGTCCGTTGTGCGCAACGCGTACCGTCCGTGGTATTTCAAGAAGCGTATTGAAGAGATCGAAGGGATCGGCATAGAGCGCGACTTGGCAGGACTCCCGGTTATCTATGCGCCCGCTAAGATCATGTCTGCTTCTGCGTCAGCGGCGGATCAAGCACTGTTCTCTGAGTTGAAGAAGATCGTGACTAATATCCGGCGCGATGAGCAGGAAGGCATCATTATGCCGGGTGACTCGGACGTGACCACGGGTAAGCGGTTGTTCGAACTCGTGCTGCTGAACTCTGGGGGTTCCCGTCAGTTCAATACAACTGAGATCGTCGGGCGCTATGAGCAACGCATGGCGATGACGATTCTCGCGGACTTCATTCTTCTTGGGCACGATAAAGTCGGGAGCTATGCTCTTAGTACAAGTAAGACTGCACTGTTCATTTCTGCGATCGGTACGTGGCTCGCAGAAATCAAGAGCGTGTTCAACGCACACGCGATCCCGAAGTTGATGGATGTCAACGGATTCGCGGAAGAAGACTATCCAACGTTGGAACATGGGGAAGTAGTGACGCCGGATTTGTCGATTCTGAGCGACTTCATCGCTAAGCTCGCGGGGTCGGGAGTGGAGTTGTTCCCAGACCAGGAGCTCGAAACCTATTTGCGCGAAGTGGCTCACCTACCCGCCAAGACGGAGGAGCCGGGGTTCGAACCTACTGCGCCGCAAGGTATGGAAGGGACTCCGCCAGTTGGGGAAGGCGCGCCGCAGGTTGGAGAAGGCGGACAGATCTCACCGGACGTTCCTCTGGCGAGCACTGCCCTGAACGGAGCTCAGGTAACTGCCCTGAGAGAAGTTCTAAGGGACGTGGTAGGGGGTATCATTCCGAAGGAAGCAGCGTCCGATATTCTTGTCGTTGCATTCAATCTGCCTAAAGCTTCTGCGGATTCCATTGTTAGCAAGTTGATCGTTGATCCATCTAAACTGCAAGGTAGCAAACCGTGAGCGCAGTGACTCCTTTGGGGGGCGTGGTCAAAATGGCGCTGGTCGACATGACTCCGGAGAAGTTGCGGGCAGCGTCCGACGATGAGATCCGCATGGCGTGGCTCAGGCTCAATCAATGGTACGTCACCGCACATGAGAACGGGAAGGCGATTGAGGACTACGTCAACGCCGCAGACTGGGTGTTGCAAGAGTTCGATCGGCGTGGATTCAAACATGAGGGCAGCGAGCTAACTCAGCTCATCGTGGGTAAAGCGGCAACGCTTCCTGATTATGTCCGTTCATCATTTGAGTCCGCGCCGGACGAACTTGTCGTTGTGCAGAACTTCGTGTCGCTCGTCGGATCCACCGTCAAGGGCAAAGAAAATCCCGGCGACCTGGACATTCTGTTCCGCGCAAAGAACGACGGCTTCGGCAACTTCCTTATTCAGGATGAGAACGTCTGGCTACAGTGTCGCAAGGTGTTCGACCCGGACAAGAAAGGGATTTGTCACTTCATCTACAACCCACAAGGCGCGCACGACGACTTCGTGCCGGTCTACGACCTCGTACTGCGCAAGCGTCCGACTCCAGAAGTACAGGTAGTGAAGTCCGCAGATAGAGGGACGTATGCTGCGTTCGCGCTTCAGCCTGAGTCGGCTGAGCGTCTGCATGCGTGGTGTGAAGAAAATGGACTTAAGAACATACACCCGGCAAACGAATTCCACATTACCACGGTCTACAGCCGAACGCCGGTAGAGCACCGCGCATACGAGGACCCGGTCGAATTGAGCGCTGTGAAGTTCAAGCTAGGTCGACTGGGTGAGGAGGGCTGTCCGGTGCTGTTCGTAGATCATCCGGTTCTGCGTGCGCAGCATCAGGCTGCGATTGACTCAGGAGCTAGATGGGACTATGAGGGGTATTCTCCGCATATCACTCTGAGCGTAGACGGAGCCAACGACCTACCGTCAGCGCTCCCGGAGTTCGACATCGTTGCCGGACCGGAGTACGTTGAACCGTTGGACGATGACCAAGAACCAACTACAAAATCGGACTCCGTTCTGGAGCAGCTTGCCGACTTGGAACATGAGCAGTGGCGTCAATGGGCCAAGAATATCATGGACACCGAAAAGATTACTCCAGCGCGGATAGACCGTTGGAAGACTCTGTTCGTTCCGTACTCTGAGTTGAGTGAAGAATCGAAGGAACAGGATCGCGAATGGGCGCGCAAGGTTCTAAACATTACAGAGATAGAGATAGGCAAGGATGTCCAGTTGACTGATGCTGAAGGAGCGCCCACGGAGAAGTCCCAACCGACGCTCGGGGACGTTCACATCGGCGGCTCCCTTACCGGTGGGAGTAAACAACCGAAGCACGACATCCCGGAAGACGCGATCCGTATTCTCAAGGACGGCGAGTTGAAGCTTGACCTCGGGTGCGGCAAGTCCAAGGCAGAGGGGTTCGTCGGCATCGACTCTAACCCGGAGTCAGACGCGGACGTCACATGGGACTTGGAGAACGGCATCCCGTGCGGGGACGACTCGGTTGATGAGATACGTGCGCTCCACTTCCTGGAACACTGTTCTGACGCCGACGCGATCATGCGGGAGATTTACAGAGTGCTCAAGCCCGGCGGAACGTTAGAGTTCGAGACGCCCTCCACCCGAGGAGAAGGGGCGTTCGCACACCCAGACCACAAGACGTTCTGGAACAAGTCTTCGTTCGCGTTCTGGACCAACCCGAAGTTCGTGGAGGATCGACCCTGTTTCGAGCAAGTGGAGCTTGAAGAAATCGGCGGCGGGGATCGGATCAACGTTCATGGCGTGCTGCGCAAGCCGGACAACACGATGAAGCGCGTAGCGACTGCGCTGCGAGGCATCACCAAGGCGGCCAGCACCGACGAGGTCCGTGCTAAACTACTCGCCGCTCGTGCGCTGTTCGCACCTACTCCTGTGCAACTAACGATCGGGCCTAAAGACACAGTCCCGGAATTCTATTCTCAGACGTTGGTGTTGCTAGAGTCGATCTCCAAGTCGATGGCGCTCAGTGTGCAACCGCCTACAGTGCACGTCAACGTTCCACAAGCACTCGCTCCAGTGATCCAGGTCAGCGTGCCGCGTCCGACGCGCACAGTGCAGGAGGTTGAGCGCAACGCAGCAGGCGACATCGTACGCATTGTCAACACGGAAGAGTCCGTCGAGAAAGCCGGTTGGGACGAATCGTTGCATCCGCGTGGAGAGGCGGGCAGGTTTGGGGAAGGTGGTGGTGGGGATACATCAACGCGATCGACAGAGACCGGAGTAACTCCGCTCACCGCTACGTCTGTCAAAGACTTCTCGATTGTAGTGGAGCAAGATCCAGCCGTCATCGCAGCGCACAAGGCGAACGCGGACCGTGGCGATCACAAGAACGATCCTGGAGTTACGACCAACGGTGTGGACTACACACCTGAAGCGAAGGCGGAGAACGCCGACATTGCGACCAAGTTGATCAACCCGAATTCTGCGGCAGCTCCGGGTGAGCGTCCGCAAGCAGTCGTAATGATGGGCAAGCCGGGATCTGGGAAGAGTACCGTTCGGAAGGAGCATCTGGATCTAAAAGGAGAGTACACTACAGTAGACGCGGACAAAGTGATGGAAGCGCTTCCGGGCTACACACCAAGACTTGCAGGAGCGTATCACGAGCGCGCGGCGGACATCGCGGAGAAGGACTTCATGGGTAAGGTGCTCGCTGGGCGCCACAATGCGGTGTTCGATATGACCGGTAAGAATACCACAAAGATGGAAAAAATGGCGGAGAAGTTGACCAGACTTGGGTACGACGTGCACGTGGTGCAGGTTCACGTCAGCGATCTTAAATCCGGTCAACGTGCGTACGAGCGGTTCAAGAAAGGGGGTCGGTTTGTTCCGCCAGTGTACGCGGCCACGGCATTCGGGTCTGGTATTGATAAGAGCTACGACGCATTAAAACCATATGCGAAATCCTGGAGGAAGTATGACAACACCGGAGAAACCCCCAAGCTCGTCGACAGCGGAACCCGGTAAGGATCCGTTCGATCGATGGGACGACGCGCTGGATAAAGCGCTCGATGAAGCACTAGCCAAGCAGGAAGCGGCGAAGTTGAACGAGGCTTTGTACAAGCCGAATATGGAATGCGAGGGCAGTGGTTAGAAGGTTGGACGGTCAGGTACAGGTACAGGAATGGGATAAGGATTGGCCGTGGCTTGAATTATCGGAGAAGTGGAAGGCGCATTTGAAGAAGACTCGGTTTAAAGGGAAGTCGGAAGGTGCAGAAAGCGTCCTCCACACGCGTGGTGGATGTATCGTCGTTTAACTTAATGACCAGCTAGAAGCTGGCGGAGGATTTAAAAGTGACTCTACTGGTGCCTAACCATGGCGAAGGAGATATGCTCAAATATCTCTTGAATTTCTCAGCAGCGGAGAACGTAATTCTTCGGCTCTATCAATCCAACACCACACCGGCAGAAACTGACACCGCTGCGACGTACACCGAGGCCACTTGGACTGGATACTCAGCGGCGACGTTGACAGGAGCGAGTTGGGTAGTAACCGAAGGAGCTCCATCGGACGGCGCGTACGCGCAGCAAACATTCACATCGACCGCAGGCTCTCAGTCGCAGAATAACTACGGGTATTTTATGACTCGTGCGTCGAGTGGACGAATTGCGTGGGCGGAGAGATTCTCTGACGGGCCTTACCAAGTCGTGAATAACGGAGATCAGATTAAGGTCACGCCTAAAATAACCTTGGATTAAGATTTGCTATAGGGGTGTGCGCCGCTGTCGATTACGCCCCCCTATTTAAAGCGTGACAAGAAGCGTACGACAGTTCTGAATAAGCTAGGTTACGAAGTTCTACGTGTCACAAACACCGAAGTTCAAAAGATGTTCAACCAGCAGGAGGAAACACCAAATGGCACTTCGTCGCGGTATGTGGGTAAAGATGAAAGGCAAGGTCGGGATCTATACGACTTCCAAGTATACCAACGAGTCCGGTGCAGAGTTCACGGCACAGGAATTCCACCAGACGGACGATAAAGGAAACACCAAGCTGGTCGTCACTTTATCGGACGCCGATCTCTCCGCGCTGACGCAGGCGAGTCTGGCAGACATCCCAGAGTTGCGTCGTCCAGCCAAGGTAGAAGGGGCCGCAGCAGGCTACGTCTGAGATGGAGGTCGCGCTTAAGCTGATCTCCGCCGTTGCGCGGGACGTGACGTCGGAAGGGGCTGAGCACCTTCGGTCTGGGGAGAGCTCAGAACAGGCTCTTCGAAAGGTCGAAGTGCGGCGCACCTATGTTCAAGCGTTGCTCAAGACAGCGGACGGGCACCGTTCCGTAGACGGGTTGGTAGACTTGCCCGTCGATGCTGGTGAGGGGGCGCTACTCATGGCGCTGTGGGACTTGGTCAAGAGCAGGTACTAAGATGCCGCAAGGGGCTGATGCCTATGTCCAGATTCCAGTCGACTCTACCGGCAAGCGTCTGGATATGGAGGCGAGCACGGTCGCTTCTTTGCTTGTGTATCGCGAGCGCGTTATCCCATACCAGAGTCAGATGCAGCCGGGGTTTACGACGCTCCTTAATCAAGCGGCGCCTGCCATCAACACGACGTACACGGCGAGCGCGGCGAGTCTAGGGATAGACGGCTTCAACGCGTACACGCTCGTCGTCGAGGCTTCCGGCACGGGCTCGACGAACGTCTGGGTAAAGGTCTACCCGTCGCTGGACGGAGTGACTGCGTTCTCGAAGCCGATCGACGCGTTCGTAGTTCGCAGTCCTCGCAGCGGAGTGAAGTTGGAAGGCGTCGTCAACGGACTAGCAGGAGCGATTCCATATCTGATCGTCAAGGTCACCACGGAAGCTACAGCACCGAGCACGTCGATCGTTGTGAAGTTCAACCCGTGGTTCGCAGCGTCCGTACTGCCGAGCGCGGTCAGCCAGTACCTTGGCTCAGCTGCGACCGGCTCCGTGCGCGGTGGCTACCTGTTCGCTTCGCGCTACATGGAGGCGGCTCCAGCGCTGAACAATGGCGTCATGATGATGTGGAATCCAGCCACTACGGGCGTCGATGTGCTGCTCGACTACGTGGAGATCACGGCAGCGTACATGCCGGTCGGCGGCGGCGGATTCTCAAACACCAACCTAGCACTTGAGCTGATTCGCGTATCCGCAGACCGAGTACTGATGACGGCGGCGACGGCGGAACCTACAGACACAGACTTCTCAACGGCGCTCGCAACGTACCGGGCGGAAGCGGCTGGCGAAACCATCACGACGTCCGGTACTCCGCTCCTTTCTGTAACCCTCCCGCTGAGCGACAACCACGCACATACGCGGATGGACTTCGGCGGTTTGGAAGAAGAGCTGGTCGTCATCCGTCCTGGCTCTGGCGTGGCGTGGCGCACGCCGACGGCGTTGACGGTGTCTACACATTACGCGATCAACATGCGTGTTCGCGAACGACTGAACTGACGGAGCGGTCATGTCCTACTTCACAGTCACGCCGGTCAATGTAACTCCAGTCACGACGGGGTCTTGGCAAGCCGTCGACCTGGACAGCTTCTTCGTAACCAGCCTTGCTGGATCGATCTCTGGCGTCAAGCTGATCGTAAAGAACACGAGCACAGCCACCTCGTACGCGGTGGGTCTGCGGAAGAACGGTTCGGCCGACAACCGCATAACCAACATCGGCACCCACTATCAGGGAATGGGTGCGGTGGGCGTCGATGCGAGCAACATCTTCGAAGCGTACGTCGGGAACGCGTCTGTACAGATCTGGCTCGTCGGCTATCACACCGACGACGCGGTGTTCTTCACCACCGGCGTATCCAAGACACTCAGTGGCGGCGGCATGGGCGACGCTTGGCGTGGAGTAGATATCTCCGCCGACACTGGAGCGGATACGGCGATAGGAGCAATCTTCGAGCGCGTGTCCGCTGCGAACGTCGGACTTCGCAAGAACGGCTCAACGGACAATCGAACGCAGGCGTGCGACGCGCACATCTGGGGCGAGTGCGGGGTAGACGGGACTGAGAACTGTGACGCTTACGGCTCGAACGGGGATGTGTATTTCCTGATCGGGTACGTCAAGTCGAGCGCAGTGTACGCTACCAACGCCACGAACATCTCACTATCGACGTCCGGCTCGTGGATCGACTACGCTGCTGCCTCAGCTTCAGTTGCGCAACTCATTGAAACGATCTCTAGTGCGACGACTTACACGTACGGCGTGCGCGACAAGGACGACTCGGCCACGTCCCTGCTCGACTATCCTGGCGGCGCGTCACATGCGTTCGACACGGTCGGCGTTGATGCTTCGTACGTCTCGCAGGGGAACATCTCCAACACGGGTGTAGACTCCTACCGGCTTGGCTACTTCACTAATCCCGCCGTGGTCAAGACGTACACGGGTGTCGGCGGTGCCTCCACGAGCGGTGTCGCCACGACCCAGATGTTCGCGAGTAAGGGTTTGTACACGGGCGTCGGCGGCGCGGCATCAGGCGGTGTCTCAGCCGTTTTGAAGGTAAAGGCCACGCTCGCTTCTGGCGGTGCGGCTACAGTCGGTGCGGCGTCTGTAGCGAAGGGCAAGGACTTCCCCGTCTCCGGTGGTATTGCGGCGAGTGGCGTCGCGCAGACGCTGTTCGGGCATAGCTACATCGCGTCTGGAGGCGCGCAGACAGCGGGCACCGCCACGCTCGCCAAGACCAAAGCTCCCACGGGCAGCGGCGGTGCGCAGACTGGCGGCGTCGCGGAGGTGTCAAAGGACAAGTTGACCAGCGTCTCCGGAGGAGTCACGACGGGAGGTGCGGCTACGACGGAGTGGTACGCCACGCTATCGGTCTCCACGTTACCAATGTTCACAGAAGGGGAGATCTGCGCTTCGCCAATCGCGGATGAGACCACACTTGCGAGGTCTCCGCGTGTGGCGAATGAAGAGTTGTACGACTTCGAAATCGTGTTCTCCTGTTCTGTCGCAGCCGCGATCTACTGCGAAGTGCACGACATCAACGACGCTACGGTGCCCGGTACGGAAGTCATCATCCGAGTACCAGCGAACTCTACAATCAGTTGGGCTCCCCATGAGCCGTGGCTACTAGAAGTTGGCAGCTACTTTCACATCCACGCCCACGGAGCAATCAGCGGGTGCGCCTTCGCGGCGATCCTCGTCAAACGATTAACGGACTAGCGGCTCATGCATGTCGTCAAGATCTGGAATCAGTTTGGATGGTCGGTAGTCCAGACCTATGTGTACGAGGGGTCGGGCGGACTCCAGACCGGTGGTGTAGCTGACTTCTCAAGAACCAAGTCCTATACTGTAGCTGGTGGAATTTCTACTAGTGGTACAGCTACCACTTCTGAATTAAACGTCATCGGTTCTTACGCAGCTTCCGGAGGAATCCTCTCCGGTGGTGCAGCACTACTTTCCAAGACGAAGGACTACGTGGTCTCCGGTGGATTGCTCACTGGCGGCAGTCCTGCGCTATCCAAGACCAAGACCTACGTCTCAATCGGCGGAGTGTCCACGGGCGGCGCTTCCACAACTTCCGAGTCCAACGTCCTAGGGTACGTCGCTTCTGGAGGCGTGCTGGCGAGCGGCGCTGCCGATCTGGCGAAGACGAAGGACTACGTCGTCAGCGGCGGTGTTCTAGCTGGCGGGACTACTGACGTCGCTAAGCTCAAAGCGTTCATCGCGTCCGGCGGGGTGGGGCTTAGCGGCGTTGCGGATCTCGCGAAGACTAAGGCGTATTCCGCAGTCAGTGGCGTCTCTACCGGAGGCATTGCGACGACGGAGCAGAGTCTCGTCGTTGGTGCTTACGTCGCAGTGGGCGGGATCCAGACGGGCGGTGCCGCAAACCTGTCTAAGACCAAGGCTTATGAAGCTGCTGGAGGGTTGCAGAGCGGAGGTGCCGCGAACACTTCCCCCACGTCCAACATCTACTCCTACGTTGCGTCGGGAAGCTTATCTACTGGCGGTTCCGCTGACCTGTCAAAGACAAAGGACTACGCTGTCGCGGGCGGCGTACTGTTCGATGGTGCGGCCAGTGTGCAGAAGCTCAAAGACTTCATCGCGTCCGGCGGTATCGGTCTAGGCGGCGCGGCAACTACTTCTGAGCTGAACGACATCGGGGTTTACGTCGCGTCCGGGGGTTTGCTCACGGGCGGCGTTGCGGGTCTTTCAAAGACGAAGGAGCCTGTATCCGCTGGAGGCATTCAAACTGGCGGCGTTGCGGATCTAGTAAAGGTCAAGATCTACGTAGCGGTCTCGGGTCCGAGTACTGGCGGTTCTGCTGACTGGTCTAAGACTGTCCTCTTCGCTGCGCAAGGCGGCGTGGACGTCGCCGGTTCTGCAGCGCTTGCGAAGGTAAAGGACTTTCTCGCGACGGGTCTGGTACAGACGAGCGGCAGTGCGAACACCTCAGTCGGTGCGCACGTCTACGCTTACGCCGGAGTCGGCGGCGTGCTGCTCGGCGGTGTGGCGGAGCTCTCGAAGGCGAAGACGTTCGCAGTCAGCGGCGGCGTGCTGCTCGGCGGTGTGGCGGACTTCGCCAAGACCAAAGCATTCGCAGCTTCAGGAGGCGCGCAAACAAGCGGCGCGGCGAACACGTCTGAAGGAGCCGTCTATACCTACCTTGCGAGCGGCGGGCTGCAAAGCGGCGGCGCTGCCAGTTTAAGCAAGACGAAGGTGCTGGAAGTTCTCGGCGGCACGGTTCTAGGCGGGACGTCCCCATATTCGAAGACCAAGGACTACATCGCCGTGTCTGGTCCCTCTGCGGGCGGTGGTGCCGACTGGTCTAAGACCAAGGACTTCGCTGCGCAGGGCGGTCTAGACGTAAGCGGCGCAGCCACGACGTCAGAATCGAACATCCTCGCCTACTCCGCGTCCGGTGGATTGCTCACGGGTGGTGTGGCGGGCTTGTCCAAGACCAAAGCGTTCGACTCCAGCGGCGGCGTGCTGACGGACGGATACGCAAATTATTGGGGAGGGCAGACGTATTCATACTCGGCGAGCGGCGGACTTCAGAGCGGCGGCATCGCGGAGCTGGTCAAGGTCAAGACGTACTCAGCCGTGTCTGGCCTCTCTGCGGGCAGTGGCGCCGACTGGTCCAAGACGAAGGACTTCGCTGCACAGGGCGGCATAGACGTCGCCGGATACTCTTTTTTAGTAAAAGTAAAGTCTTTTATTGCGGCGGGCGGTCCTTCGACGGGTGGCGTGGCCGTGGTGTCCAAAGCGAAGGAGTTCGCCGCGCTGGGCGGGCTGCAAAGCGGCGGCGCGGCGGGCGTAGCCAAGGGCAAAGCGTTCGAGGCAGGTGGTGGCTTAGGCAGCGGCGGCGCGGCGGCACAGGCTAAGACTAAGGACTACGCTGCGACGGGCGGGCTGCAAAGCGGCGGGGCCGCAGAGGCTGCCCTGATAGGCGGCGGCGGATACACCGCGTCTGGTGGATTACAGACTGGAGGGGCATCGCTCGTCACCTTCTTACCGGCTGCGGAAATCAGCATCGTCCCGCGTGGCTGGTTGTCGGTTCACCCGCGAATAGCGCTCTGTTACTGCTACGAACCGGACGGCGGAATAGAGGTAGCAGGTGGTGCACCGACTTGCAGGAGGCCGGTATTATGGTACTCTGCAGAGATCTGGCCTATACTTATGCGAGGAAGCGCGGTGGCTACGCTGCACTCTGCGCCTCTAATTGTCTCAGCACCGAACATCAGACGCCGCAAGTCAGAGGATGAGTTGCTGTTACTACTGAACAAGAGGGCTGCGTAATGCGTGATGATACTGCGGAGATCGTTGACTGTATCGACCAGCTAGTTGGTAAGCTTGAGCTGCCAGGAGCGGATCCGCGCGCTTTGATTCGTCAGTTGTATGAGCTTGAGCAACTGGCGGTGTCAAAGTCTGGAGGGCGGATTGGACCGTTGCTGGTGACGTTGAAGCGTGAAGTTCAGAAGTCGATGTCTCCGTTCAAGCCGTTCGTTCCCGCCAAGCCTTCGCTCGCTGGACTCACTGAGATATTCTCGACGACCGAACTGTGGGACTGGGCAAAGGACAAGCTCCCAGTCGCGATCGAGCCGAAGTGGAACGGGTTCCGAGTCATCGTTGAAAAGAAGGGTGACAGACTGAAGATGTGGACCGAAGGGAACGCTTCCCGTAATCTGTTCGAGACGTTGCCGAATCTTAAGACTGCATTTGCAAAGATACCTGGATCCTGGATCTTTGACGCTGATCTGGGAATAGAGAAGGAGGGGAAGCGCTTGGCGCGCCCGGAGCTGATGCGACTCAACTCCGATAAACCCGTCTTCGTTGTAAATGAAGTTCCTGTAGTTACCTTGTTCGACATGCCGTACTACGCGGATGACCTATCAGAGCTTCCGTTCGTAGAACGTCGTAAGCAGCTTGAAGAACTTCCGAATTCATTCTTCGATGACCGATTCATCCGTCTGTCCCCCGTGAAATGGGTCGACACACACGACAAACTCGTCGACGCAGTGCATCAGGCGTACAGCATCCCACGCTCTGAAGGCGCGATGGCGAAGACGGCGAGCGGACCCTACCCGGTTGGCGAGACCAACGAGTGGAGCAAGGTCAAGAAGGTGGCGGAATTGAAGGTACAGGTTTTGGACACGAAGGACGTGGCCGGGGGTATGTACAACTATCGCGGCGGACTGAGCGCATCACCCAGCGATGGCTGGGAAAACGTGACGCTTGCGAAGGACGGATTCGTCGACCTCGGGTGGTCATTCAACACCAAGGTGAAAGCGAAGGTCGGTGACATCATAACCGTTCGCGTGCTTGAGTTGATCCCCGACGAAGAAAAGAAGACTCTGGTGTGGCTCGGCGCTAACGTCATGGACGTAGACCCCACTCGCAAGGCTCCGTACGCAGCAAAGCAAGCGATCGACATAGCGCAGCGTGGGAGTGTGTTGCAAGACAAGGAAGTCAAAAAGGCAGCCGGTGAAGAGGGGGATACGCATGGGGAGTCAGCGGAGAAGTTCTGGCGGGATAACTGGTTCCGGACTTACCCGAAGTCTGGCAACGGACGATTTGTATATCAACACCACTGGCGCGGGTTGCTGAAGAATGACGAATTGGATGAGACTGGGTTGAGTGATGCGGAACTCATGAAGACGGACCACAGCGTACACGGGGATCTGCGGTTCGAAGCTGACGACGCTCTGTGGGGTTTCTCAGCGTTCATAGGCACCACAGATGCGAATAGAAAAGGGGACCGATTAGAGCATCTTCCACCAGACGACAAACTACAAGGCACGTTCAAACTGGCACAGCCGAAGCCGTGGCTCGACGTCGGTGTACGCGCTCCGCTTCTTGTGGAACCAGCGGGCGTCGGCGCGACCGCTAACACGTATGCGAAGTTCTTCGCGCTTGATCACGGCACTTACCAGATGGGAGTGCGACACCGCCACTTCGCGGAAGTGTTCGTACATGGTGACAAGCTCGATGGGCGCTATATCATTGCGTCAGTTCCGATGGGTCCGGCACGGAGAGTGTGGATGATCGGTAAGCCGGTTGACCAAACGCCGATGGCAGAGTCTCAGAAACTTGAAGACGTTGTGGCGGATCTGAAGAAACGGGGTCACGATAAACTCATCTGGGCGAAACCGGGCACCGAGCCAGAACTAATAGAACTGAAGACGGTCAAGAACGACGTCACCATCGTTACGAAGAACGCGAAGAAGCGGCTCGTCACGGGACTGGTGATGGAGCCAGATGAACTTGACACTCAAGATGAGTATGCGAGTTCCGAGGTAATCGAACAAGCTGCGCACAATTATCTAGTAAAGAGTCGGGCAGTGGGAGTACAGCACGCCCAACAGAATCCGCACTGCTTCGTGGTTGAGAGCTGGGTGGCTCCCGTTTCTCTAACTATAGAAGGTAGAAAGATCAAACAAGGATCTTGGATGATGACCGTTAAAGTCAGTGACGACGAAACATGGAATAAAGTAGAGAAAGGGGAATTGACTGGATTCTCAATAGGCGGGCTTGCAGAAAAAGCTATCCGCCCGCTAACTAGGTGAGGTGATCGGTGCCGCAGAAAGAATTAGTTGATTTGGAGGTAGCAGAAGTCTCGGTTGTTGACCACCCAGCAAACCGCTGGAAATTTATTTTACTGAAGAACGCAGGAGGTCTCATGAACGAAGTTATTTTGAACGTCAGTACAGATGAAGACGCAGAAGTCTTGAAGTCGGTTGCCGGTAACGGTGGCTTACTCAAGATTCTTCGAAGCGTTGCCAAGTCCGATGTCAAGTTTTCCGAAGTTCTTGCGAAAGCAGGTCTGTCAGAAGATGCAACGACCGCAGTCAAGACCGCGCTCAAAGCTCTTGAGTCTGTCAAAGGGGAACTCCCGGAAGACATCATCAAGACACTTGCCGACATGGCGGGATACAAGTATCCGGAAGAGCCAAAGGAACCGGACGCGGCCATGGAATCGAAAGCAAAGGGTGATCCGGCATTGTCCGAGGATGAAGCCTGTAAAGCTGTGATGAAGGCAGACGGTTCATTGGACTCGGAAAAGATCCCAGTCGCAATGCGCCCGTTCGTGGAGCTACTGTGGAAGCAGAACCGTGCGAACACGGCGGCACTCGCCACGTCGGAAGCTGTACTGAAGCAGGAGCGTGACGAACGCAAGATGAAGGAATTCATCGCCAAAGCTGCGGATCTGAAACACCTGTCAGTGGACCCCGCGCGCTTCGGTCCGGTGCTAAAGTCTGCTTCGGAAGCTATGCCGACTGCAATGTATGAAGAACTGGATCGAGTTCTCAAAGCGGCGGACAAAGGGATGTCTGCGAGTTTCAAGGAACTTGGGTCGGCCGGTGGGGATCTTGAAGGCGATCGTGCAACGGCGACGGATCAACTCACTCGCAAGGCTGAGGAAATCCGTAAGCGTGATGGTGGTAAAATCACAATCGAGCAAGCGTTCCTCAAGGCGCTGGATGAGCACCCAGATCTCGCCAAGAAAGAACGGCAGGAGCGCGAAGTTCGCTAGTAGTCAATACAGCGGAATTCTGCGTAGTCTATTTAACAATCTGAAGAGGAAATCGCAATGGCATGGGAACAGAAGATTGGCAGTATCGGCGCACTGGTTGCGAACGCCAGCATGGCGAGCAATCAGTACAAGTGCGTCAAGGTGTCGGCGGACAATCAGTTTTCGCTCTGTGACACGGACGGTGAAGTTCTGCTGGGTGTGTTGCAAGACAAGCCGGACTCCGGCATGGCGGGTGAAGTAATGGTGTTGGGAGTGACGAAGGTCATGGCGGCAGAAGCTCTGGTGGCCGGTGACTACTGGGGGACCACCACGCTAGGCAAGGCAACGAAGGTTGAGAAGACGTACACGGGCGCTGATCTTGGTGACTACGTGGCAGGACAGGTTCTCGTCGGTGCTGCGACCGGGGAACTGGCCACGGTAACAGTCGGGTTCCCGACGTTCATCGTTGAACACGCGTAATCAGTAAGGTAGAAGAAGTACACCAACCACTTTGAGTCTTTATTTAGGAGGATTTAACAATGCCGCAACCCACACGAGGTGACGTGCACGTCGTACGTTCACTGACTAACATTGCTGTCGCTGCTATTCAGAGTGCATCCGACTTCGTCGCGACGCAAGTATTTCCGGCAGTTCCCGTGGAGTTCCAGTCCGATTCTTATTTCAAGTATCGCAGCCGGGACTTCCGTCGTAACAACGCGCGCCCTCGTGCTCCTGGCGCTGAATCCGCCGGTAGCGGCTTCAACGTGGACACTGACACTTACAAAGCGGAGGTATACGCGTTCCACCACGACGTTCCGGACCAGATCCGTAACAACGCGGACCCTTCGTTGGACATGGATCGCAGCGCCACTGAGTTCATCACTCAGCAGATGCTGATCCAGAAAGAAGTCAACTGGGGAACTAAGTATTTCACCACCAGCGTGTGGGGAACGGATAAGACCGGCAGCACCGACTTCGCACTTTGGGATGACGGTGGATCCGACCCGGAAGCAGACATCGACGCTGGCAAGACCAAGATCCGCAAGGCTCTCGGTCTGAATCCGAACACTCTCGTGGTCGGGTACGATGTGCATCAAGCTTTGAAACGTCATCCGATCATAACCGATCGGTACAAGCACACCACGTCGGATGCGATCACTACGGCGTTATTGGCGCGCTTCTTCGAAGTGGATCGGTACATCGTAGCACAAGCGTCTTACACGACGAGCGAAGAGCTCGCTGCGACCGACGTCGACGCGTTCGTACTTGGCAAGCATGCGCTGTTGTGCTTCGTAGCGCCAAGTCCTGGGCTGATGGTTCCGTCGGCAGGATACTCGTTCACATGGTCGAAGTTCTCAGGTGCCAATGGTGGCGTGCGTGTTAAGCGCTTCCGTATGGAACACCTGGAGTCGGACCGCGTGGAAGGCGAGTTCTCTTATGATCAGAAAGTGGTCATGACGGACGCAGGCTACTTCTTCAGCGGCGCGGTGGCGTAATGCTAGCGGCCCTCTCAGGCGGGCCGCTGACTTAACAACGAGACGGAGGATAAGTCATGGTAGCGACAACGAAGCGTCGTTCTTCAAGTGGACCGAAGGGCGCTGGCAGTTTCCAAGGAGGTGTCCAGATCGGAGTAGGTGTTTGGAAGTTCACGAATGTGGGCATTCCGGCGAACGGTGTAGCGGGTACTGGCACGGGTGCAGGATGGGCCGGACCGGGTTCTGAGTGTACGGATACGACTAACATGAAGCTGTATCTCAATGGAGGGACGAAGGCGAGTCCAGTCTGGAAGTTGGTCACTAGTGCATAATCAGTCTTTAATCGGATCGGAGGAGGCTGTCAAATGAAGGTGATTCGGTGTTTGAAAAATGTTCGGATCGGCGGGAAGAATCGTCGTGCTCTGCAGGACACGCTAAGTGAGTCCGAATGGGCTGCGATCTCTCCGTCGGTCCAGAACGCTTTGATTGGTTCCCGTACCGTTGAGGAGTTCACTGACGAGAATGGGGTGTGGAACAAGCTTATTGAATTGGAAGCTCGCATTGACGTTTTGGAAGGAAGGAAGAAAGGTGGTGATGGGGCTGTGCAAGCAGTACTGGACTCTAATCAAGCACCAGATTCGGGGACAGTCTCAGCAGATGTACTTAAGAAGCTTCGCAAGGGTGTAGTCGTTGCGTTTCTGACGGATGGAGTGCAGCAAGTTGGGACCGTGAAGCGAGTTGTTCGTGCGGCCAAGACCGCGGAAGTTACAGTCGGCGAGGACGAGTGGGAAGTCAACTTCGCGGACATCGTAGAAGTAGATGCTACGCCGGATGAAGTTCGTGACGCTGGCTGACCACCAAGATCGGCGCCAGTCGTCGGTAGATACACGGGCATTAGAGATCGCGACCACGTCGTTGGTTAAGATTGAAGGGCATGAGAAAGTGTGTACCGAGCGATACGCACAGATTCAAAATAACTTTGAGGAAGTCAGGTCCGACATACGGCTGTCTGTAAACGGGATTCAGGCAGACATCAAGACCACAGTAAAGGAAGAGAGTTCACGGTGGTTCAAGATAGGAATTCTGGTGGTCACTGTTATGCTGGGTCTTGTCAGTGGTTTGGTTGGAGTTATTCTGAGACTGGTGTTGAAGAGTCCTATGGGACCACTAACAGGAGGATGAGATGAGTGCAGACAAGCGCCGCGTCTATTCAATTGACGCAAGTCGTAAGCCGAAGGGCTATCAGCAGATTACCTCGTTGTCGTCAGCAGTCGGTCTAACGGTTCCGTCTTTTGCACGGATCGCGGTCATTCAGGCAGAGGCGCAGATTGTTAGATGGAGGGATGACAGTGTGGATCCATCTAGCACGGTGGGTATGCCTCTAGCTGTTGGTGCCTCCATGGTGTATGCCGGGAATCTATCTACGGTCAAGTTCATTCAGGCCGCTTCCGGGGCGATACTTAACGTCACGTACTACGACTAGAGGATTACGACATGACGTGGTCATACTCGGGCGATCCGTCTAGTTCTTCAGTCGACGAAGTTCGTTTCCTAGTGGGGGATACGGACTCAACTGACCAGTTGGTTTCCGACGAAGAGATCACGTACTCGGTGACTACTACCGGCACAACTCTACTCGCAGCGGGCGGAGTAGCGGCGGCGATCGCGGCCAAGTTTGCCCGGAAAGCGGACCGGTCAGTGGGCGATCTTAGTATCAGCTACTCGCAGAGGTACGACCACTATCTAGCACTGTCCAAGGATCTGATCGCTTCAGCCAATGACCCGATGGCCGGTACGCTGACTCCACGACCGTATTCGGGGGGCATCAGTGTCTCTGACAAGGATACGCGGGAACGGGACAATGACCGAGTTCAGCCGAACTTCCGTAGAGGACTGCATGACAATCCTCGTCCGGCAGTTAACGAGGACCGGGATGATGACTATCTATAATCGATCAACCGAAAACCGACCCCGTCTGGTGAGAAGTCAGACCTTCGCTACCTCCATGGTGACTCGTCAGGCGGGGTCGGTCCTAACACAGTACAGGTCAGAGGCTTCCCATGCCGGTTTCTGACTGGGCAGACATGATGCCGTTTACTGTAGAGCACTCCTCGCTCATCGGTAGAACAGATCACGGCGAACCGCTGTATGGGACTCCAGTAGCGTACTCGGCGCGTGTCGTGCATAAAGCGTCTAAGGTGAAGGCTGCCGACGGATCGGACATTCTGGTGAATGGGTACGTTTGGTTGAGCGTGTACGTCTTGGTCAAAGAGGACGACCGGATCACGCTCCCAGACGGCAGCACTCCAGCGATTGTGATGCTGGAGAGACAGTCGGATGAAGTGGGGCACCACCACACCAAAATCTACTTTGGATAGAGCTCATGGCTAAGCCCGTCGTTACGCTGACCCTCCTCGCCCCGGATCGATTACAGGTGGCTATGACTAAACGCGCGACTTCTGAATATAAGCGCATCTGCCGATTGCTGTATCAGCACGGAGAGAAGATCATGGCGAAATCTAAGAAGCTGGTCCCGGTACTCACTGGAGCTCTGAAGGATTCTGGCAGTGTGCAAGTCCGCGAACAGGGGGAGCGGTTTACTGTAGAGCTAGGCTACGGCGGACCCGCCGCACCCTATGCCGTGTTCGTCCACGAGGACGCCTTGGCGGAGCACAAGGTCGGTCAAGCGGACTATCTGGGACGTCCTTATCGGGAGGCTCAGCGGGAGCTTCTTAATGACATTCGAGGGGGCAAGAAGTGAGTCTCCTGACGGACATTCAAACTGTTCTGGTCAATGCGGGAGTCGTCGGCGGTGTAACCGGCTGGACGCTATTCCTCGGCTACCTACCTCCCGATCCGGATCAAGCGGTAGCCGTAACAGAGACGGGGGGCGAACCAGCGGACCAGACGGAAGGTACGCGGGTGGATGAGATAACGTTTCAGATACAGGTCCGCGCAGCGGCGTACAGGTATGAAGATGCTCGGACCAAGCTAGACGGAGTGTTCGCAGCGCTTAACGACTCCGCCCTGCCAAACTCCACGTTCGTCTACGTGAGCAGCGGACCGACTCCGTTAGGGTACGATGCAAATTATCGCCCGAAGCTGTCACTAAACTTCAAGACGCTTCGGGTGCGCGTATGAAGACCATCTTCTGTGTCGGTGGTGGCCCTTCATTGGTGGGGTTCGATTGGCGCGTGCTGAAGGGGCAGTTCGTCATCGCCGTCAACCGTGCGTTTGAGGTCGTCCCATGCGCCGAGTACGTATACTTCAGCGATGCGCGGTTCTGGAACTGGTACGCGGGGGCGCTCCGCCTCCACGCAGGGATAAAGATCACCGTGGACAGACAGGTTAAGGACAAGGACGTGATTAACTACAGAGCCACCGGGACATTTGGGCTAGACTTGATTCCTGGACAGCTACGCACCGGCAATTCTAGCGGATTCGCAGCGATCAACTTGGCGGCTCAGATGAAGCCAAGCAAGATCGTTCTGCTAGGCTATGACATGAAGTACACGGACCGGACGCATTGGCATGACGGCTATCCGGTGCGGTCCGGGCGTATAGAGAAGATGATCGCCTTCTTCCCCACGCTGGTCGAACCTCTTAAGGAACTGGGAATAGACATCGTGAACGCTAACCCAGACTCAGCCCTTGAGTGCTTTAGAAAAGAGACGATAGATGAATTTTGCTAGAGTCCATCAGCGTGAAGAGAACACACGTGAGCTTCTAAAATCCGGAAATCTGCGAGCTATTCCTCCGGCTCTAGGTACATGCATTCTTCGCATCGTAGGCCCCCACACATGACCTCCGCGACCTCTTTCTTTAACATGGTTCGGAGGGTAGACCCGTATCCCCACGCGAGCATCGACAAGGGTATGACTGTCATGGGTCTAAGACGAACCAACATGTTCGACCGCCGACCCGAATGCGCGCTGGTGACGTGGACTCCGTGGCGTGGCTCTCTAGCCGAGAAGCTCGGAAAGGGGCACGCCGCTGGTGGAGGTTCGTGGCTCGTCATGGAAAACGGGTATGTGACTCCTGTAGACGGTAGGAAGGTCTACACGGTAGGGCGGGAAGGCTACAACGGGAGGGGGGACCACGGCTCCGATAACCGAGAGCGCTTCGCCGCCCTCGGGCACGAGATCAAGCCATGGAGGAAGACGGGCAGTCACATTCTTGTTGTTGGCCAGATGGGGCATCGGGACACCACGGTGTCTATGCCTGTTAAATGGCTTGAATCAATTCATACGGAACTTCGTCACCGTACGGATCGCCCGATCCTCATTCACCCGAAGCCTGGGAGCAAAGACCCCTATACCACAGGGGACGGCGTGCGGATCGACCGAGCGCCCATTCCGCAGCTCCTTGCAGACTGTTGGGCGCTGGTGACGTGGAGCTCCAAGGCCGCTATGCTCGCTTTGATCCACGGTGTACCAGTGTTCGTAATTGGTCCGTACAGCATCGCGCGGCGCATGGCGATGCACTCTATCGACTCCATTGAGTCTCCGTACTATCCGGAAGACCGAGAAGACTTCCTGGAGCACGTCGCCGACTCGCAGTGGTCCGTTGCAGAACTTGAGTCTGGTGAGCCGTTCCGGAGGCTGCTCCAGTGAAGACAGTCGCCTTCTATTACGATGATAAGCAGCGCTCCCGGATGCTGTGCTCAGCCGTGACAGGCGGCTATCCGCACATTCATATTTCGCCGAGCGCGATATATCACGGCGGATTCGCCGTCCCTGACCACGACGTAGCGATCTTCTACGGGTTACACGGCAGACTTAACGAAATTCGCAAGGCGTACATGACCGCAGGACGCCGGACGGTGCTTCTTGATCTTGGCTACTGGGGAAGGACCGAGGGTGGGCGATTGACTGGCTATCACCGATTCGCCGTGGACGGTCTGCACGGCACTCCGAACTTCGATCGGATAGTCCCCAAGGGCCGATATCGGAAATTCGCTTCCCGACTGAAGGACTTCTCCGTGACTGGGAAGGGTCACATCGTCCTGCAAGGGCAGTCCGCCAAGGCGGCAAAGGTCTATGGATTCGCACCGGAGCAGTGGGAAACGGAAACGATCGAAACGCTGCGGCTTCACACGGACAGGAAGATCGTGTACGTTCCAAAGCACACGTTCGACGACCGGCAACCCATCGACGGAACGCAGTACCATGACGGGGAACTAGAGGCGGTGCTGCCCGGTGCGTGGGCACTGGTGTCCCATCACTCGAACGCTTCTATCAAGGCTCTGGAGTGCGGAGTCCCGGTGTTCTTGGATGACGGCATCGCGATGAGATTCAGCCGTCCCCTGGACAAGATAGAAACTCCGCTACGCCCGGACGTACAAGCTGTGGAGAACTTTCTCGAGAAGGTTGCGTGTTGTCAGTGGAACGTCTATGAGATGCGGCGCGGTATCTTCCAGTCGTTCTTGGAGGAGCATTTGTGAAAGTGGCAATCTACATGTCTGACAAAGGCTTTGATCACGTCGTGCTAGGAGCCATTGCTAGCGGGTTTGCTGCGGAGGGTGTACGTGTCTCGTTTCGGGACAAGTACGCTGGGATTGAGCCAGGAGTCGACGTTGCGGTTACTAGAGGAGTCGTTGGAAGAACTCGTCAAGTGATCGAAGAATATCGAGCTGCTGGAAAGATCGTGCTGTACGTGGACAAGGGCTACTTGCGCCTTCCGTCCACCATAGAGGATGGTATCTCGATGGAATATGTAAAGGTCAGCTTGAATGGGTTTCAACCTCTGACTTACTTGATGACGGATGCCCGACCAGCGGATAGGTGGGAGCGAATCAAAGAAACATTCGGGAAGATGATACATCCCATTCGCAAATGTGGACTGAACGTGGTGTATGCCGGTCCCTCGCAGAAGAACGCGGAATTTCATGGATTAGGGGACGCAACGGAGTACGCGAATCTGGTCATCGACTCCATTACTGAACTGACTGACGCTCCGATAATCTATCGTCCGAAGCAGAGTTGGGGAGGGGCGGCCCCCGTAAAGGGTTCCAGATTCTCTACTCCTCCTGAGACCCTGTCTTCCATATTGGCGGATGCTCGCGTGTTCATAGTTCACAACAGCAATTCGTGTGTAGAAGCGGCGCTGGACGGAGTGCCTGTTATCTCCCTGGGACCAAGCATTGCTAGACCGATTTCCAGTCGGGGTTTAGATATGATTAACTCCCTATATGTTCCAAGTGAGGCAGACCGGGAAAAGTGGATCGCTAACATCTGCTGGTGGCAGTGGACCATTCCGGAGCTGGCGAGCGGCGCCATGTGGCGCTTTGTAAGGAGGTTCGTATGATCACCATCTTCACCACCGGGGACAAGATTCAGCACAAACTCTTGATGGCGTTTGCGAAAGGACTCGCGGCTAATGGCGAGTCTTACCGCATCGCGGACATACGCGACAAGCCGACTAACTGCGACGTGGGTGTCGTGTTCGGTTACTCCTCTGTCGCGCACCCTTGGATCATCGAACACGTAGAGCGGGAAGGCGGGCGCGCGCTGTTCCTGGACTATGGAGTCCTCGGGGACGGCTTCAGCCACTGGACAGTCGGCTGGGATGACATCATGGGGAACGCTGATTTCATGAATGAGTGCAGTCCGGCTGACCGTTGGTACGACTTTGGTATTGAGATCGAGCCGTGGCGCAGCAACGGAGATCACGTCCTACTGATCGGGCAAGTTCCTTGGGACGGGTCGGTGCGGAATATCAACATCGTTGAGTGGTGCGTCTCTACTGCGTATGCGATACAGAAGCTGACGGATCGCCCCGTCGTGTTCCGACCTCATCCTCTAGCCGTGCACGAGACACCCAAGATACCTGGAACTCAGTTCTCAGTACGGTCGTACGCTGACGACCTGGACTTTGCTTGGGCCGTCGTGACGTGGAACTCAACCAGTGCGGGGCTGGCGGTGCTGAAGGGCATCCCGGTCATTGCGATGGATCAGGGCTCGATCGCGTGGCCAGTGGCTGAGAGTGATCTGAATCGTATAGCTGAGCCGCGAATGCCGGACCGCGAACAGTGGGCGTTCAATCTGGCCTACTCGCAGTGGACGCTTGAGGAGATCGCATCCGGACTGGTCTGGGAACGGCTGAAGCCGGGGAGGGCGCTGTGATGTCTCCTATTGATGTCTTCATTGGATACGATTCTTCGGAATCCTTGGCCTTCCACGTGGCGGTGGACAGCCTGATGACACGGGCGAGTTTCCCGGTGACGATTCACCCGCTCATTAAGCGGCAGCTCCGTAGCGTTTTCGAAGGCCGTTCTAACGATGTGCAATCGACCGAGTTCAGCTTCACTCGGTTCCTCGTTCCATATCTGATGAACTACCAAGGGTTCGCGCTCTTCATGGATTGCGATATGTTGATCCTGGACGACGTCGAGGAACTCTGGTCGTTGCGCAGCAAGGCATATTCCGTACAGGTCGTGAAGCATGACCAGCGTCCGGTGGAAGAGACCAAGATGCTGGGACAGGCGCAGACGAAGTATGAACGAAAGAATTGGACCAGCTTTATGATTTTCAACTGTGCGCGGTGTAAGGTGCTGACGCCGGAACTGGTGAACGCCGTTCCAGCGGACTACTTGCGAAAGCTCCGTTGGTTGGCGGATGAAGAGATAGGAGAGCTTCCCGCCAAGTGGAACCATCTAGTGGATGTAGAACCACCGCTCAGTGATCCAGCTAATGTACACTACACCCTAGGGGGTCCGTGGTGGAAGCAGTGGGCGAAGAGTGGGTACACGGACCAGTGGATAGCTGAGGCGCGTAAGATGGTAGATGGATCAACACCGGAAGAGAATAACATGCACCTGTTACGGTCAATTCCATGATTCAGATAGGCACTTGGTACTACCCGTCGGATGCAGGAATACGCACGAAGACGCTACGCGAAGCGGAGGTTGGCTACCGGATGGGGAGGACAGGACGGTTGCGGAAGGTGTGCCGCGCATGGCGCACCGCAGTAGACATCGGGGCGTTCGTCGGCACGGTGACTACTGAGCTGGCGGGGCTGTTCGAGCGCGTCGTTGCGTACGAGCCGGACCCGCTGAGCTTCGAAGCGCTCTTGATGAACACCCGCCCTCTTAAGAACGTGGTTGTAAAGAACACAGCATGCGGGACCGTCAATGGGCTGGTGCACTTCTCGGTCGGAGCGAAAGGCCGGATCGGGTCGCAAGCTGGCGGCGCCAGTGTGGATGGCGACGTGCCTTGTGTGCGCTTAGACGATGAGCAACTCAAGAACGTAGACCTGCTAAAGATACATACCAATGGCGCCGAGTTGGAGGTGCTGAAGGGCGCGCGCGAGTTGATCATCTCGGCGCGCCCGGCTATCTGGCTGGTTCAGAAAAGAATGAACGCAGCACAGATGACGTCTCTCGCGTATCTGAGAGAGCTTGGGTACAGAGTAGTTGATCTGGAGAAGCCTGACTATTTCCTCTCTACCGTTCGCAGTGATGTGAGGTGATCATGGAATCGCTAGCTAAGCAATATCAGCAGATGCACGCGAACCCGAAGAGGTTCCACGGGCATTCTATCAAGCGACACTTGACTGAGATCGCAGAGCTCGTACGTGTCACGGAGGCGGAGACGCTTCTCGACTACGGGTGCGGGCGCGGGCATCAGTACCTCGTCCGGCGCTATCACATGCTGTGGGGTGGCATATTGCCGCACTGCTATGATCCCGGCGTCATGGGCATGAGCACTCTGCCCGACGGACCATTTGACGGAGTGATTTGTAATGATGTAATGGAGCACGTCCCTGAGGAAGAGGTCGCCGCAACGCTGGACGCGGTATTCTCACTCGCTACTCGCTTCGTGTTCTTGGGCGTCTCCACGTCGCCGTCACACAAGACTCTGCCAGACGGGCGCGACTGTCATGTCACGATACGGGAGCGCGCATGGTGGCAGCAGCGCGTCCGCGAGGCAGCGGGGCGTAGCGCCAAAGACACCTCGTACAGACTGTCCTTCACGGAGGACGGTGAGTGAAACCTCTCGTGGTGACAAGCTTCAGCGCCAAGGGCTACGAGCAGTATGGGCGCCGCTTTATGACGTCCGTGCAGAAGCACTGGCCGCTCGATGAGATTGACTTGGTAGTTTATCGTGAAGACAAGGTCGAAGTGCCGGGCATTGACGCAGGCTCCGTATTCGAGATAGAAGACATTCCTTACTACAGAAAGTTCGTTGCGAAGTACCGCGCGCCGATCGTGTTTGGAAAGGACTCGTGCATCGGTAAGTGGAAGACGAAGGAGATAGACGTCGGGTACAACTTCCGCTTCGACGCTAACAAGTTTTGCCGTAAAGTGTTCGCCATATTCGACGCGTCGCTGCGCTTTAAAGAACGTCGGCTGTTCTGGGTCGACTCGGACGTCGTTGCGCTAAGGCCGATGCCTGCTGAATTCCTGGACGAGCTCATCCCGGAGGGCTATCAAATGTGTCACCTCGGCAGGAAGGGCACGCATAGCGAGTGCGGCTTCGTGGGCTACGACCTCAGCAACTCAGATGTGCGCGACTTCGTAACTGACTTCGCAGACACCTATGTTAACGGCACCGTGTTCGATCTGCCGGAGTGGCACGACTCGTTCGTGTTCGACGTGGTGCGCAGCCGCTATCGCATAAAGTCCAATAACCTGTCCCGTGCGTTACACGGGCATGTCTGGATCACGTCCCCGCTGGCGACCTACATGGACCACCTGAAGGGGAATCGAAAGGGTATGGGACGATCACCGGAACTCCCTGGAGGAGATATCGCATGCGACTGATTCATGGATGGAACTTGCCAGACGACGATAATTACTTTGAAGCGTTTCTGGCGACAGACCCGGAAGGGTTCCAACTCGACCGACTAGCGCAAGCGCTTTCGTTCTGTAACAACTTCCGCACGGCGATCGACGGCGGAGCTCACATCGGCACGTGGGCGGTCAGCATGGCAGCATCATTCGAGCGCGTGTACGCCTTTGAGCCCATCCGCGAGACGTTCGACTGTCTGGTAGCCAACATCCGTGAGCGGGGCTGTTCGAACATCACTACCCGCGAATCCGCCCTGAGTGACGTCAACGGAACAGCGTCCATAGGATGGGACCGGCGCCACCAAGCGGATGGGAACACCGGTTCGAAGTACATACGGATGAACGTCAATGGGAGCGGCGCGCTGGCAGTTAACCGACTCGATGACTTAAACATCCAGGACGTCGATCTGTTGAAGCTGGACATAGAAGGAGCGGAACTGCTCGCGTTGAAGGGCGCGGAGTATATGATCAAAACCTGTCACCCGATGGTGATTGTAGAAGTGAAGCAGGGCTACGGTGCGCGGTTCGGATATCTGGACGACGCAGTAGAGAAGTATCTAGTATCACTAGGCGCTCGGGAGGTTCTGCGAATGCGGGCTGACCGAGTTTTCATATTCGACTAAAAATTAGGAGGTGTATCTTGACCGCTCAGAAAGGACGCAGTATACTTTTGAAGATAGGCAATGGAGTTTCCCCGCAAACATTTAGCACGCTCGGAGGTATCCGGTCGCGTACGATCAGCATCAACAACGATTCGGTGGACATCACAGACAGTGACAACGCTCCGTGGCGTCAGTTGATGAGTGACACGGGCTTGCGCTCGGTGTCACTAAGCGGCTCCGGCGTCTTCAAGGACGAGGCTGCGATCAACACCGTTGAGAACTTGGCATTCAGTGGATTGATTGAGGAGTTCCAAGTGGTGTTCGGCAACGGCGACATCATTCAGGGGCTGTTCCAGGTAACCTCGTTTGAATACGCGGGTGAGCACACTTCAGAGCAGACCTACTCCGTCAGTATGGAGAGCGCAGGAATCGCAACGTTGATGCGAGCGTAGTTAAATGGCTTTTCGCAGCCGAGACTTTCTTCTTAAGGCGTACATCAGCGGCCAGTACGTTACGGTCGCCGCTGTCCGCTCGAAGTCGTTCTCGATCGGCGGGGATACAGTGGACATCACGAACTCGGAGTCCGGAGACTGGCGGCAGTTGAAGCAAGGCGGCTACGGACTCCGATCGTGTTCCATCTCCGGGTCTGGTGCGTACAAGACCGGAGTGACTACGCAGCACATGGAAGACCTAGCGTGGGGGTTGCGCAGCGGAGTGTTCCGAATCTTATTCGGCAATGGCGACACCATCGACGGCAGCTTCCGGGTTACGTCCATGTCGAATACAGGAGGCGTCGGGGACACACAGAACTTTGACTTCGCGATGTCGAGCACAGGACCGGTGACGCTCACACGGTACTCCAATTGGCTGTTGATCGGCTATGCGGGGGAAGTCGATTGGACGGCTTACTTTGATGGGTGGAGCGCGTTCTATCAACTGACTACGGCGGCGTGGGTGTTGATGTCGTCAGGCGTGACACAGGCAGATGAGTACAATGGAGCATATGGCTTTGATCCGACCACGTTCTATCACAGCGGCGCGGCTGAAACCGATGCCAATGCGATATGGACGGGGAATAATTGGGTTGTAGTCGACATCTTTAGAGGTGTGATTAAGACCAGCGATAAGGCAGGGGCTGATTTCTGGGGATGGAACGGGCAAACGTTGGGGAGCGCAGGCTATTCGTTCGGGGCGCTTGGGTACGATCCGGTGAATGGACGCATAGTCGCCGGAAATTATTATTCAGGCGGTGAAACCGCAAAGGCAATTTACTATTCCGACGACGAAGGTGAATCATGGTTGGCATCGTCGGTATCATTGAATCACACCGGCATATTCGGCTTCGCGCGTGGGGCGTCTTATTGGGTTGCCGCGTGTAAGGGGCGCGTGATCCGTTCGGTTGCTGGAGCGACTTGGACGGTAGTCACCCCTTCATTATGGGGCACGGTGTCACGTGGCGGCGTAGCGGTAGACCCGATAACCGGAACCTTCCTCGCGTGTAACAGCGTTTCAGTTTTTCGTTCGACAGATAGCGGCGCGACTTGGGCGATAGTTCTTTCGCCGACCCAGAGTCCCATAAAGGTTGCGTTCAAGCCCGGCTCCCGCGCTGTAGTCGTCGGAGTTGACAGCGGTACGAACTTGCGAACATGGGTGTCAGACGATAACGGGCTGACGTGGACTGATTTGGGAGCATCAGTCGCGCTTGGCAACGTGCAGACTCTTGTTTACGGGGACGGATATTTCGCGTTCACCGATGACAATTACAACACGGTCACATCGGACGATGATGGCGGCACATGGACACTGAACGCGCAGATGGGTGTCGGCAATCGATCATCCCTGACGTATAGCCCGGATAGTCCGGTCACGATTTTACTCGATCCGTACTGGACAGGAACCCGCTGGCTTGTTGTGTGGGAACAAAGAATCGTCTATTCGACCACACACAGGAAAGGTGAGACTGGATGGTCGATTATTTCGAAAGGTGGAAATCTTCCGAATGGAACATTCCACATCGCCGGACATCGTGGGACTGATATCGTCATCGTCGGATATGGCGGCGTCGCAGCGGTCGTGTCTGTAGATGAGGGGTTCACATGGACCCCCTGCTTAGGACCGACGATATCGAGTGAAGACATTGTCGGCGTCGTTGCGGGTCAGGCAGGCAATTATGTTTCGCTGGGGAATACTGCCTATTTGAATAAGTCAACAAACGGCGGATTCAACTGGGTCAATGTCACCCCTGTTGGTTGGGCGAACAGTGGAGGTGGAACTTTAATTCACAACATCGCGACCGGAATAATCATTTGCGTTTCAGGGACGACAGGTTCGGACGTTTGGCGATCAGTGGATCAAGGGTCGACATGGACATTGATCGGAACTGTAAATACAGGAACGACTGTAAGCGGCATTTCGAACGATGCCGGCGTGATGATGATTGTTGGAAATCATGCCGAAGCGGGTGGGGAACTGTTCATACTGAAATCGACCGATGATGGTTTAACGTGGTTCGAAATCACACCGGGAGTGAGCATAGATCATGCGTATACCATGAAATTCGGGAACGGAAGATGGGCGATTGGGTTTGACTTATATGTCATGGATTCGCTGGATAACGGATCGACATGGTCGACGCTTTTAAACCCACCGTTGGTGAGCGGTATCGGTGGGCTTGGGTTTGTAGATGCAATGGCTTAATCAACAGGTGGCAAACAAACCACGTGTTTCATTTAAGACTCTACAGGATTGACGATGGCCGCAAAGGGACGAAACGTGTTGGTAAAGGTCTTACTCGGCGGGGTATACACCACGATCGCCGGTATACGAACCCGCACCATCGTCGTGGACAACGATACTGTCGATACCACCTCCAGTGACGAGGCACCTTGGCGGGACTTGCTGAGTGACGCTGGAGCGCGTCAGCTTAGTATCAGTGGAGCGGCCGTGTTTAAGAATGCAGCCGCGCAGAAGTACATCGAGGAGCTATCGATGTCGGGCGTGGGGGGTGAGTTCAGGGTTATGTTCGAGAACGGGGACGTAGTTAGCGGATACTTCTTCGTCGCTACGATCGAGAAGCCGGGCGAGCACGTCGCCGAAGAGGGATGGACGCTCGCGTTAGTCAGTTCCCAGATGTCTATATTCGCGCGCTCCGGCCCCATTCCGGGCGTCGCTTACACACAAGAATGGATTGCGTTGAACTTTGACCGGATAGACAGATCAACTAATGGATTGGCGTGGACTCTTCAAGCTGGTCCCGGTGGACCCACATTCAACGGTAGAATTCCCTACCGAGATCCGGTCACTGGAACGTGGCTCGCGGGCACTGCGGGAAACTTCGTCGCTCGATCCACGGACGGAGGGATTACGTGGGCGATGATCGCAGTTCCGGCGATACCGGGGGCGGCGTATGTCAGTAGCGTGATCTCGAACGGGTTCGGTTCGTGGCTCATAGTTAGCGTTGCGGGGTACGTAGCCCGCTCACTCGATGACGGTCTCACATGGACGGACATCTCGGCGAACTTCACTAGTACGGATGCTCTCTATGATCTGTTCGGGTTGGCTAGAACGGACACCGGAAGAGTGGTTGTTGGTTCAGACTACGGCATTTACTACACGGACAACTTCGGTAACTCGTGGAGTCAGAACTCATTCTTTCTCCCATATCCCGGGGGCCTGACTATCCCCGACGTCTTGAGCGCTAATGGTGTGACTTATGCAGTGGCTGGATGGGCTACCATTTGGAGGTCGGACGATGATGGGGCAACGTATGCGCTGGACTACGTCGCAGCCGGAGATTTCTGGGGAGGAGGACTCGGGACACTGGGATTTGAATTTCAGTCGTTGGACTACTGCGTATCCACAGACACGTGGATCGTCGTCGGGGCCGTGACTGAAGCCGTTGACGCGTTCGTCATTGTCAGGAAGGTGGGATTGGGTGCGTGGACGAACATCGGGAGTAGTGTCCCCGGAACGGTTCCCCTCTACCCACTGGCTGGGATCAATCTACCCGTTGCTGTAGCGTGCGACAGGGGGGGGGTTTGGGTGATCCGGTTCTTCAATGGAGAAACGATTCGGTCCACTAATAATGGGAATACGTTCACTGACATCACGGGAAGTCTCACACCGCTCACTTCTTTCCCTTGGTATGGATTAGCGTGCGCAGACATAATTGTTTAATCAACAGGAGGTAGCGAAGGTGGCAAACAAGTTCAGAGGTGAAGTAGAAATCGAAGTCGGGTCGGAGAAGTTCACGCTCCGCCCGACATACACGGCAGTCGTTGAGATCGAAGCCCGGTTAGATCGAACTTTGGGGGACTTGGTCGTATCCACGCGTACGCGCGGCCTGACGCTATTCGAGATGACAACCATCGTCTGGGCAGGGGCAAGCGCAGCTAATCCGAAGCTCGATCTCACTCTGGAGCAGATGGGTGATAAGATCTTCGCTAGTGGTATCATTAAGACGCTGACTCACGGCGACAGCAAGAACACTCTAGCTCGATTCTTGATCGGCGCATTAGGGATCGACCCGGACGTTCCCCCCGTAGCCAAGCCGGAAGGTGAATCGGGAAACGTCCCAACCCAGACGACGGACGCCACTGGGTAGAACGGGACATGGAGTTCGCGCTCGGAGTGCTCAAATGGACCCCGGAAGTATTCTGGAGGTCTACGTCATTCGAGACATTCGCAGCCGCGCGCGGGCACTCGTCGCAGTATCCGAAGAAAGAAGAGGGGATGACCCCGAATGAGTTCCAAGACCTGATGGACAAGTTCCCGGACGAGGGTTAGGATATGGCTAGTGAAGACGTTGAAACTTTAATCTACCGCCTGACGGCTGACCTCGGGGATCTGAAGAAGGGATTCCAAGCTGCTTCGAAGGAGGCCGAGAAAGCCGGTAAGGGCATGGGAGATGGACTCGGGAAGAGTCTAGGGAAGTCCCTGGACACCATTACGGGGGCGATCTCCGGAGTCAAGGGAGCAATCCAGACGGCGTTCGCCGTGGCGGGGGTGGCGTACATCGCCAACTTCACCAAGGAAGTCATCGCATCCGGGGACGCCTTGGTCAATGCAGCGCGCTCGGTGGGCGTGACTACCGACGCTCTTCAAGCACTGAACCAGATGGCCGAATTGAACGGGGCGTCCGCCGGGGACTTGACTTCGGCCATGTCAATCTTCAACCGTACACTAGGCAATGCAGCATCTGGAGGAGTCGAGGCGACTAAGAAGTTTCAGGATCTTGGCCTGAGTGTTGACTATCTGTCTACACTTAAGCCGGAAGAAGCGTTCTTTGTAGCCGCTGATGCGATCAATAAACTGGGGACTCAAGCAGCAAAGACCAGTGCAGCTACGGAAGTGTTCGGTAGAGGAGCTAAGGAGCTCGCGGGGATTATCGAATCCGGTTCCTCTGGATTTAAAAAGATCACGTCTGACATAGACGAGATGGGTCAGAAGATTTCTGCTACCGATTTAGCGAAGCTTCAAGAAGCTAATGACGCGTTCACGCGGCTGGAGGGAACCGTGAAAGCTGCCGCCGCCTCCGTCGTGGCTACGTTCGCGGGTGCAATCGTGGAGGGCACCAACGCTCTGCGAAACTTCATATCAATGTCAAAAGAGAACAGCACAGCACAAGAGAAGTTCTCATCTGTCATTGAAACGAACGCCGCTATCATTAAGGCATATGGATTTAATGTCTCCGACATAGATCCTTCTAAACTGGATGACGTCAATCGACTCATCTTAGCTATGAAGATGAATGGGGTTGACCTATTGGCTAACGCACCCTATGGGAAACTTCAAGAAGAGATTCTTAAAACCGAAGCATCCCTAAAGACTATGAAGAAGCAACAGGACGGCCTGATCGCCGCGAAGGTAGACCCTAAATTTTGGGGAGACTTCGGGAAGAGTCTCGACAACACAAAAACCAAGCTCGTAGAGTTAACTGACAAGCTTCGCGACATGGCTACTGTTGGTGCAGAAGGAGCCGCCAAGGTATCCGTAGCGTGGGGAAAAATGAACAAACCCCTCAGCCAGGAAGATCTGACAGTGTTCGACTACGCTAAGAAAGCGTTAGAGGATCTGAAGACACCGGCCGAACTGTTCGCTCAGGAATTAGATCTGGCACAGAAGGCCATGGATAGTGGAGTTCTATCTGCTCTGCAATTTCTCAGGATTCAGAACAAGATGGTTGAGAAAGGAATGCCGAATCCTAATCAACTATTACCCGTGCTCGAGGCTCCAGTCGCAGGAGCACCGGGTCCGATGCCAAACACTGACAAGAGTTTGACCGAAGAGCAGGACTACACAGTCGAGTTGACCAAGCAGCTTCAAATGCGAAACATATCCTGGGAGGAGTACACAGCAAAGGTCAACGCACACCTCGACTCTCAAGGGGTAGGGTTGACCAGCTCCATCGCAGCGCAAGGTGCCTCGTTATCGGAGGGTGCGATTTCTCAGCAAGCGGAACTCGACGCTAGCTACGCACTGAAAGCTCAAGCGTTGACGACGTATCACGGAGCGATCCAAGCGAGCACGGAACAGCAGAACCAAGACATGCTAGCGCTCCAACAGCAATACAGTGCGGACTCGCAAGCAATTACTAACGCGGGTCAATCGGCGGAGTACGCCCTCTGGGAGTCCGGGTGGGAGGGGAAAGCACAGGTCGTCAGTCAGATGATGGGGAACATCGCCAGTGTTCTGATGAGTGGGGGTAAGAAGCAATTCGAGATCGGCAAGAAGATCGCAATAGCGCAAGCCGTCATTGATACAATTGCGAGCGCGCAGGCAGCGTTCAAATCGCTAGCGGGCATTCCCTACGTCGGATACGCGCTCGGTGCAGTGGCAGCCGCTACGGCGACCGCAGCCGGTATGGCCCGCGTGCAGAAGATCCGGTCTACCTCGTATGGAGGCGGTGGAGGCGGCGGGGGTGGGGGTGGGGGCGGCGCTGCGGCGGGTGGTGGTGGTGCGGGAGGTGGCGGCGGCAGAGGTGGTGCAGGGGGCGGAGCTCCACCCCCCGTAACTGCACAGCCGTCGGCACCCAGTCTACCGGCGACGCCCGTGCTGGGTGCTCCACGGGGTGCGCGGGTGTCGATCAACCTAGGCTCCGGAGACGACTTAATCAGCAAGAGCGCGGTGAGGCGGCTGTTCGAGCGTCTGCGGGATGAGGCCGGGGATATGAATATCACTGGAATTAGAGTCACGTGAGGATATAACGATGGGCGCACCCCGCATCGGGTATGAGAACTTCTTCGCGCTGAGTGGAAGCGTAGTCACCGCGTCCAGTGAAGCATCGGGGTTCCCGAAGGAGAACGCTTACGACTGGAACACAGTAGACGGGTGGTCGCCAACGGCAGCAGGCACCGCCTATCTCACGGTGGATCGCGGTTCGGCGGACGTCGCAGACTACTTCGCGCTAGTAGCGCACACGCTCGCGGACGTCAGTGGTACGGTCAAGGTTCAGTACAGTTCGAATGGGTCGTCGTGGACCGACGCGTCGGTGCTGAAGACTCCCACTACCAACGCTCCGATGTTCGTCACATTCACTTCCGCCTCGTATCGTTACTGGCGTCTCGTCATCACGTCCACAGGCAGTGCACCGTTCATCGGACTGGCGTTCATCGGTCAAGCGTTGGAGTTGGATCGCGCGGTGGGTTCCGGCTTCATACTCCCACATGAGGCGCACGACGACAAGTACGTCAATCAGGTCTCGGAGGGTGGACAATTCCTGGGTCGCTCCGTGATTCGGCAGGGTGTAGCGACGGACTTGGTATTCACTCTTCAAACGCTTACGTTCGTACGCGGTGCGTGGCGTACGTTCGTCGAGCATGCCAAGCTTAGACCGTGGTTCTTCGCGTGGAACCCGGCTTACAGCGACGACGCTATCTTGGCGTGGATGGAGGGGAACCCGCGTCCGGCTGCGTACAGCTCGGCCAGTCTTCTGGACGTCGGTGTAAGTATCCGAGGTATTCGAGACTGACATGACGTACACCGCCGAAAAGAAGAGGATAGGGCGCCGACCATTCGAGATGATCCGGCTCAAGCTGGACTGGTGTTCGAATGCGTATGGAGTCAGCCCATGCACAGCGGGGAGAGCGTCCTCTGGCACGGCGACAGCGGGCTCCTCGAACACGATCACTCTCGATGCAACCGCTTCCGGCCTGACGGGAGTCTACAACAGCCACACCGTCTCGATTTACGCAGGCACCGGCACCGGACAGGAGAAGACCATCACCGGCTATGTTGGCGGAACGCGCGTTGCCACTATCCGGGGAACCTGGACTATCGTCCCGGATGCGACGAGTCAGTACGTGATCGTGAACCGAACGGCGGCGTGTTACAACACGCGAGCAACGTGCCAGAACTCTACCAACTACGCTCCTAGCCGAACCTCCCATAATTACCTTTTCACCACACTGTCATCGGACTTCCCGAAGTCTCTCTGGAGTGTCCCAAACGTCGCGCTCGTGTCCCCGTGTCTTATGGGGATTGAGCGCGCGCCCACCAGGATGGGACTCGGTGTCGGGCTCGGCTATCGCGCTGCGATCCAGGTACGACTGAAGGACTTCGCGCACCACGACCGGGGAACAGACCTCTACACAGCGAACCGGCAGTACACGCCGGAAGAGCAGGGAACGTTCTGGGGGAAGTTCCTGACGCGCAACAAATACTACCAAGGACGCGAACTCGTTCTCTACACCGGGTATCTGACAGAGACGGGAGCATACGACGCGGCCAACTTCCAGACTCGAACGTACATCATAGAACGGATCGATGGACCCGACCGGGCGGGGAATGTCACCATAACAGCCAAGGACGTATTGAAGTTCGCCGACGACGACCGATCGCAAGTGCCGGAGCCGACGATCGCGACTCTTAACGCAGTCCTGACAGACATACAGATTGGCACCGTCGCAGTGTTGGACCTGGAAACCTCCAAGTTCGCAACGTCCGGCTTCGCTCGCTTCGGGCGGGAGATCTTCGCTTACTCAGCACGCACGGTGTCTTCGATTACAATCTCCGCGCGCGCACAGAAAGGGACTACAGCAGACGCGCACAAGATAGGAGACAACATCCAGTTCTGTATGGTGTGGGACGAGGTGAATGTAGTAACGATCCTCCAGCAACTTCTGGACGTTGCGTATCAGACGACGCCGGGATTCACACGGAACGCCGGGCTCGCTACAGTGTGGTTAGACTTGACCGGGTGGACCGCAGAGAAAGTCGCATGGTTGAATTCCGTCAATCTAACTTCGGTGTTGTCGGAACCTGTCGGGGTGCGCACGCTGATAGAAGAGCTCGTGGAGAACTGCCTGTTCTCTATCTGGTGGGATGAACTGGCGACCGTGGTTCGAATAAAGGCTGTCTCTCCGAATCAGTCTGTTGGAACACTAACGGACCAGAACAACCTGCTCGCGGACACGGTGGCAGTCAAGGACGACCCCGCGCAACGCGTGACACAGGTGTGGGTGTGGTACGCTCCGGACGACTGGACTGAGAAGGAGGCGTGGAACTATCAGTACCTGTATATTCAGCTCGACGTAGACGCGGAGGGAATAGATAAGTACGACGAGACCAAGGCGCGCATTATTCGCAGCCGTTGGATCCCGTCGGCGGCACTGTCGATCCAGTTAGCAGGTCGAACGCTAACATTGTTCAAAGACAACCCGCGCGTTATCCAATTCAGTCTGGACGCGAAGGACTCCGTCGAGACTGGGGAATACTACACGCTAGATACTCAGTCTATTCAGAACTTCGACGGGTCAAATCTGTTGATGGACGTCGTCATTCTTGAAACTAAAGAGACGATGGTCGGTTCGACGGTGGAGTATCTAGCGCAGGAGTACGCGTTCACCGGCAAGTACGGCGTCATCGGGTTCGACGATACCGCGCTGGTAGTCGCTGCTACCCCTGACACGATTACGTTCGCATCCAGCGCATCTAGCGAAGATGGGGTGTACGTTGGCCACGTCGTCCGAATCGTTTCCGGCACTGGAGCTGGGCAGACCAACGAAGTGATCGCGTACACGGGGGCGACGCGCGTTGCAGCAGTGATCACTCCGTGGGCCGTAACTCCGGACGGGACGAGTGTTTACTTAGTGACGCTTCCGAACTACAGTTCCGACTACCTACTCATGGAGTCGGGAGCGTTCATTATTTTGGAGACTGGATTCTTTCTGATGCTGGAGTCCGCTACGGAAGTCGGTGCGTCCGACGCGCTTAAAGCGCAATATTCATGGATCAGTCCCGAGTCTGGGGTGTTCTCTGACGATGCAACGTGCTACAAGATTACATGAGTGAGAGAGACACATGACCGCCTACACAACTATTTCAGATTCGGAAGTGTCCCCGGAGTCCTGTCTGAAGGAGTCGCTCTATCAACGACTCGCGAACAATCCGATCGCGATGACGGAGGGCGCGGCAGGCGCGCCGAAGGTGTTGTCGGGAGGGCTTCAGACGGGAGCGAGCGCAGCGGTGACAACGGCGACTATGCGCGACGGGTGCTTCACCACTGCCAAGATCTCGAACGCTACGCTCGCCGTGAACAAGCTGGACGCATCGGGACAGCAGAAACTGGTTCCTAACGGGGACGCACACAATCATGCATCATATCTAGGAGCGGGTGGTGGGGATCCGCTGGGAAACGCAGCTTTCGCAGCGGACGCGTTTCGAGGAGCGAAGGTCTACCCTAATTTGATGCAGGACCGGAACGGTAATGTTATTAACGGTCGGTGGACCCTGCCACCCAACACCGCATATACCCCCGCACAAGGATTCTACAACATCGTTATGGATTGGAACACGGTCAGTGATAATGTAGTGCTGATTATGATCTTTCCAGGACAACCGTTCAGCTCTATAAATGCGTGGACCAATGGTCTATTCTGGTTCGATGGACTCTACACGTACGTGTACAACAATAACTTTACCGGACCGACCAGGTATGTCTATTACCAGAAGTGGGACTACTAGATGACCATATTCACAACCATCGCAAGCACGGAAGTAGACGCAGAGAGTCCTATTGTGTACTCGTTGAAGAAGCGACTCCGTGACAACCCGCTCGCGATTGCAGAAGGCGCTGCGGGAGCTCCCCGCTTCCAGACGGCGGCGCTGAATCAGGTAGCGAGTGCGCAGGCGGTCGCGACTGCGAACATTCGCAATGCGGACATTACGACTGCGAAGATTGGCGCACTCGCCGTGTCGCTAGCCAAAGTGTCGGCAGCGATCTCCGCAGGTCTGGTCACTAATGGTAGCAGTCATGACCACGCCGGAGGAGATGGAGGACAGGTAAACACGACCTCCATTCTAGCTAACACTATCCGGAATGCGAAGATCTACAAGGGGGTAGGACATGCGGGCGTGACCACAATCGGAGGGAATGACTACTTACCGCAGGACGCCATCCCACCGGGATTGATCATGCTTCTAGATCCAAATAATTTACTAAGGTTGGAGCTGTACACTTTCTCGTGGGGGTGGCGCGTAGCATCAATTTCAAGTTCACAACTATGCGTCAGTCTCATTTACGATGGAGAAAATCAACGGATCTACAACACGTCCGGCGACACCCGTTACATTTACTATTACACCATAGGCTAGGCTCATGACTGCATTCACAACGATCATTGAGACCGACATTGACCCGCGCAGCCCGATCACGTCTGCGCTGCTCGTGGCGCTTCGGGACAATCCTCTGGCGATCTCTGACGGTGGTGCGACAGCGCCACGGATCCAGGCAGCAGCACTGGATCAAGGATCGGGAGTTCAGGCGGTGACGGCGGCAACCGTTAGAGATCAAGCCGCTACGGACGAGAAGTTCGCATTGGGAAGCGTCACGGCTGCAACTCTTGCGACTGATGTTTCGTCAAAGATGGTGACCAACGGGTACAGTCACAATCACGACGGGGGAGATGGAGCTGTGATCCCATATACGGGCATTCAGGATGGGATCGGGTTCGTCGGTGGAGACGTAGACAAGTCCTCCGGAACTGTAGGAAGTCTGTACATGCCAAATAATACCGGATGGGTCGCGGATGCTCCAGGATGGTACAACTTTGCCACCTCTGGGTCTGGTGTGCGTCTACGACTGAATTTTTCAGGGGTGTGGGTGGAATCTGGCTCCCCTTTGCGAATGGGGTTTCTTTGGTCGGACGGAGTTAATGTGACTCTGGCTGCTCGCAACGGGGCCGTCACGTTAGAGTGGCAACGGATGTTAACTTAGTGGGGGTGTGAGTATGGAACTCAAATACGTAGGAGGCGACCTTGTGCTTCGCCGTGACAGGTCCGGAACCTTGACTGCAACGGCTGAGACTTGCTTGCTGATGCAGGCGAAGACAGATGAAGAACTGACTGAGAACGGCTGGATAGAGTTCCGTCCGATCCTCGACGAACTAAGGAAGGTGACTGCCAATGCCTAACCAGAAGATCAGTCAGCTATCAGCGGCAGCGGCGCTAGACGGTTCTGAGTTGGTCGTGGTCGTTCAGGCGGGCAGCAACTTCAAGTTGACTCTCGCTGCTTTCATTGACTACATCGACGCAACGATGATTACGTTCACGTCCGCTACCGGAGGCATCGTATCGGTTACGGTAGCTGGCGCTCTGCGGGAACTCCAGGACGAGATATTAGCTCTAGCTGCCAGTCAAATCGCGTTCTCCTCCACCACGGGCGGACTCATAGCCCAGACGGTGCATGCGGCGCTGATCGAGTTACAGGACGAGATACTCGATGTCGACGCTGCCCTAAGCAGCCATCTAGCGTCGGGCACTGCACACAGTGCAGAGAACCTGTCCTACTCCTCCGCCACGGGTGGGCTACTAGCGCAGACGGTAGGTGCGGCGCTGCGGGAACTCCATGATGAGATAATAGCTCTAACTGCTGAGCAGGTAGCGTTCTCTTCTACAACCGGCGGACTCATAGCCCAGACGGTGCATGCGGCGCTGCGAGAGTTGCAAGATGAAAAGGTGGAGAAGTTGGGGCTGGAGGTGAAGGAGCTGGGAGCTGGCGATGATCGACAGGGACTAATCGCACTGTCGGGCGGGACGATCACGGTCCCTACCACGGCAGTGACGACGACTAGCCGCATCTTCCTGACCTCTAATGTAGTTGGGGGTACGCCTGGAGCGCTCTATGTCTCCGCGCGTACACCGGGCACGTCGTTCAACATAACGTCCACTAGCGGAGCGGACACGTCGAGCGTAGCGTGGATTATTAGTGAACCGACAACGTAGTACAACCACGAAAGGAGAATAGATATGCGTATTCTGATTCTGTTAGTGTTGAGCTTCGTCTTGTCCTTCGCACAGGCGGCAGTCGTTGAAGTCAGTCCTCTTCCACCGGTTACGTCTACAGTTCCAACGACAGCGACTCGCTCTGTGGAGTGTGTGGCAGTCGATGACTACGGGAACGCTTATTGCAACGCGACTTACACATGGAAGAAGTACGTCAACCGCTTCTGTTGCAGCTACCAGCGCAACTTCTCGTTCCGGTTCGACTCCGCCAATGAGATAGCGTGGCTGACTCCGGCCGCCGGTAAGACGGACACGCGTGTAACAGCGGTCAGCTCCGACGGCATCCACATCGGTGGCGCTAGTCAAGGGGCTAAGGCGAGTCTGCCGGTGGCTACCCTATGGACCAACGGCGCTCCTGCGCAGGTTATTGGGTTGCAGGTTGACGCAGTCAGCAACACCGCCTACAGCAGCGGCGGGGCGGCACTCACGTACGACGGCATGAACATCAAGCCTGCGACGTGCGCAGAGGTCTACGCACTCAATGACCTCGGCGACGGAGTGTGTCACAAGACTATCGTCGGCTCGGATGAGAACGGCATCGCGCGATTCAGCGACCAAGACACAGAGGACTCGGCAACGGCATTCTTCGCCTTCGGCACTCCGAAGACCGCTGCGATCAACAATCATGGGGACGCAGTCGTCGGGTTCGTCTTCTACGGAGTACCGATGTCCATCGTGGACTACGCAGACGGTGCGCACTACACGGAGGAGGGAGCGCTTGCGGCGGACATCAACGACTCGGGTGTGTACGTTGGTGCGCTGGGGAGCACCGGCGCTGTCTGGTCGTCTGGCCTACCCTTGCTTCTGCCCGACACGTACATGATCAACGCCCTCAACGCAGCCGGGCAGATGGCATGTACCGCAATGCACAGCGGCGTGCGCAGCGGCTGTGTGATTCGCTAACAGGAGGATGCCCACGTGCCGATAGACTGGACCGAGATCAAGTACTTCAAACCGTCAGAGTTCCCAGAAGACCCGGACACGTATGCGGACCCGGCGTTGATTCTGCTACTCGACAACTTCCGCGAGATCTATAAGCACCCACTGACCCCGTCACCGGCCAAGGGCGCGCTCGCACGCCTAGACGGGGCGCCAACGTCACGCCACTACGCCGTGGGACGTCTATCCGACGCAGTCGATGTATTCCCCAAGGGGGACGTCAGTGAGGCGTGGCTGCTCGCTGTGGAGATGGAGGAGTGGTGGGGCGGGATCGGACTATACCCGTTCACGCATCCGGGGCCGATGCTGCACCTGGACCTGAGGCCGCTATTGAACGGACGCAAGACGCTCTGGGCGCGGGACAAGGACGGAGCGTACGTGTACCCGAACTCCGGACCGGAAGCAAGAAGGCGGTTCATTGAGTTGCTCAGCCTGATCGCAGCGCCGGTAACAGTGCAAACGTGAGGAGGTAGTGCATGAACATGACCGCAGAACCAAAGAACCGTGTTGTAGTCGTAGTGGACGGCATCGTGCAACTGATGGGAACGAAGACGGCGGTGCTGGCTGTGACCGCGCTCATCGCAGCGCTGACCGGTTCGACGGGCTTCATGGCGTCGCAAGTGAGCGACGGAGACACGCGGCTACAGGGGGGTGACGTCGCTCTGCGATCCGCGCTGGACGCCTTGACGCGTAGCGCACCTCCACCACCCGCTTACTTGCTGGAGGACTGCCCACTGCCGCGCCGGACCAAAGCAAAGGCGTTGCTGAAGACGCTAGAGCGCTGCAACGCGGACAAGGCGGCGCTGCGCAGGTACTACGCCCCTGCCAAGCAGACCTAGCTTGCGCGAGCTGCGGAAAGTTCAGCGACCAGGAATGCTTTATAAGCCTTGTAGGCTACATTCGTTCTCTGTACTGCGAGAGCTGCGTCCTTGTAAGCCTCCTGAGACACCTGACCTTCAGACTCCAGATAGACTTTATAAGCGGCTTCAGATTCTGACCGATACTGCGCAATGGCACGGGCGGCTTCGAGGACAGATTTATATTGGCCCGAGACTTTGAAAGCTTTGGCAGCGACTTCGACAACTCGGTCTTTGTTTTTCATGGCTTTCTCTCCAGTGGGTATGATTAATCATACACCCGATGAAGTCCCCTAAGTAAAGCGTTTTAATATACCTACAATCAACAACTTAGTACTTCATAGATTACTCTTCAATTTGTCGCTACGCTGCCGACCCAGCATCTCAAGCACTTGTACGCGCTCTGCCAAATCCAGTAAGAATTCGTCCTTAGTTCTGTTCGGTGGATTGACATGCCCAGAAACACACTCTTGTTTTCCGTCGATAATCTCCCACAGGGTAGCAGGGTGTATCGGGACTTCGCAGGTCACACAGTAACTGTAGGAACTCATCGGAGGCTCCCTTCGACGTTGGCTTTCAGGGTCTCCAGAGTGAGCTCCTTATTTCTCAGTAACTCGCGGCAGCGGTTGATCAGTTCGAAGTTGGTGGACGTCAAGCAAAGATCGAATTCTTGGCGTCGTTTAATCTCAGACTCAACCTGACGGGCGGCGGCAATCCTGACTGTCTCAGCCTGTTCGGATCGTTGCTTCCTTGCCAGAGACTGACTCTTCAGATATTCTATCGAAGAGCCTTTGGTCATTATCTCGGTACACCATGACAGGACGTCCCCCGTCTGTGTCTTGACGCAGAGGTTGTATTCCTTTGTCGCCTTCTTGTGTTCCATTATTATTGATTGAACGTCGGCTTTGATCTTTTCTTCCTCCTCCCTACGCGCAGCTTCCTCCTCGTTCCTTCGAACCCGAGCGCGCTCCTTGGCGACCTGTCCAGCGTAGGCACTGGGATCGAATTTACAAGCTTCCCCGGAGTGCTGATTCTGGACCAGGAGCATACCCGTCAAGGCTGCTTGTTGTTGGAAAATCGTAGTGGCCACTGCATAGTTGATCTGATAAGGCTTGACCTCTTCCAGGAATTCTTTGCATGAAGCCTGGACCTGTACAGCACTGACAAGCAGAACGACTCCGGCGATTAATGTTTTCATGGCTTTCTCTCCTCGCTTAAATAACTCACTATACTTGAGACGCTGCATCGGATGTCTAAGTCTTTGCACGTCTGCCGAATAGCCGGGGATACGATGCTCGCAGAGCCTTTCTTCAGCGCGGCTACCATTTTCAACGCCACTGATGGAACTTCTTCTATTTGGTATGAATACGAGTTTGGATATTTCTGAATGTAGTACTTCAAGTGATTTCCATAGACAGACAGGAACGTTTCGTAGTTAGACACTTTGCATTCTCCTAAGCGGCGAACTTCAGTGAAGTGGGTGCGGCGTCTAGCGCCAGCATCAATTCGGCGTATTTGATTCGCAGGTACATCTTGATCAGGGTCTTGATGTAGCGGCGGTCGGTGAGTCGGGTCTTGCGCATGGTCTTCTCTCCTGGTTGTTTCTAGCTGATGATTAATAATCACCCAGGTTAGATAGGAAAGTAAACATCTAAATCTAATTGCAGGACAATCACTTATCCAGGTAGCTGTCCGTAGAGGCAGAGCGCGCTTCCTCGCAAGTCGTTCCCCCACCCTGTAACTTCGCATCGACGAGTCCTTGAATTCTAACACGCTCAGCTTCATCGACCATGAACGCAGCCACCAGCGCACGGAGCCTGAGCACGTGGTCAGGGGAAGCTTCCGCGATTGTCTTGGTTAACTCAGTGCGAGCGCGCTGAGTCTCTTGCTTCTTCCTGGCCGAGACATTGTGTTCCAGAGCATGCGCTTCGATGCAAAGGAAGGCTCGATTCCACTCGGATGAAGAATCGGCGTCGCGCCAGTCCGAGATGCGGAAGCGTTTCTTCGACCCGCTGTCCGTAGTCACTTCGACCAAGGTCTTCGTGACTCTCGTTATTGTCCCAGTTGACCAGAGCTCGGCGTTTGCGTATGTGCGGGCAGGTTGTATGCCGACACGTTCACCGAGTTCGAACTTAATCGTCATGGGAGGATGCTCGCTACGAACTGTTCACACATTTGAGCACGACGCCCGATGGACGTCACGCGTACTGCTTTCGCGCTGACCTCGGTGAATGTCGGCTCCACCCCGACGTAGTACATGATGGACTCGCGCACTATTGCGGTCATGGTCTTGGGTATAGTCGTGTCGATCGAAAGCATCCAGTCTTCCGAGTTTTGGATGAGCTGGAACACGAAACCTAGCGTCTTGATGTGGTCCGGGGGTGGGATAGGAACTCGGTCTATCGCGTTGCAGATTGCGTCGTCGAACGATCTTGGGGGCATGTTAGTCTCCTATAGGAGTGCGATTTGCGGGGAATTGGTTGGCGAAGGCTTGCGCCTCTTCGCTAGTCTTCCAGGGGGCACGGCCGATACCGACTTGTCCGGTGTACGGATTGCGCACCGTGTATCCTACGGTCTCAATCTTCCAGCGAGCTTCTTCAGCCGCGCTCTGCCACGGACAGGCACCGTAGATGGAAGCCTTTGCGCCGTCATCGCGTACGTAGCGGCGGGACTCGATTACTTCGTACTTGTAAATTCCCATGATGGCTACTCCTCTATCGGGGTGACGTTGACCACTAGCTGGGTTTCGTTGTTGTAGGTAGCAACAAGGACGCGGCCATTACCGCTGATTAAGTAGTGAACGTCGGAGACCAGACTCTTCGGGATGCCCATTATCGACAGGACTTCGTTGGGATCAGAAGGGACTCCGTTAGTCCAGGGGAAGAACTTCTTGCTAGTCAGTGTATAGAGGGAAATAGCTTCACGACTTGTCTTATCGTTGGAACCATCTAGGAAGGTCTCAGTGGCTTGGACTAGGGCTTTCATGGCTTTCTCTCCAGTGGGTATGATTAATCATACACCAGATGAAGCCCTCTAAGTAAAGCGTTTTAATATACCTACAATCAACAACTTACAGATCGGTAAGGTCTCGGAAACCTAAGAACACGGGAAATCTGGGTTTGTCCTTCGAACCGCTGGGGAAATACTTGTACTTGACGAGTTTCCCCGGCAAGGTAGTGCGAACACCCCACAGCGCCTTGCGCGTCGCGTCGTCGAATCCCGTGCCGATGTCAAACTCAACGCCAGACTTGACATCCCGCACGTGGAGCGCTCCGAGAGTGCCACGCCCTACCTTACCCGCTTTGTGACTCGATCGCTTCGTACGCCCCAATTCGTCGCGCGTCGCCTCGTTGGCGTTGTGCATCAGCTCGTCGCATCCCAGTACCACGGCCTCGGAGTCTTCGAAACGTTTCAACTTCATTAGCGACCCTTCGCGCAAGGTAGCTCGCCCATGCTTGTAGACCCCGTCCGGGTGACGGAGCATGACCCCTTCATAACCCTCTGATAGCATGCACGTCTCGTACCGTAATAGATCCTCGTCGTGCGACACCAGAATGTGGGGGACGCTGTGAATGCGCCTGTTTCCGTTTCGCAGTTTAATGATCGCGCGGACCACGGAAGCCAACCGGACATCGAAGGTTTCGTACGCTAACGTGTAGTTGTCGAACACGTGGAACGTCACGTCCGGCTCGCCGCTCTGGCTCATGACTCCGCTCATCGTGGCGCGGTATGCGTCCGACGCTACCGGAGAGCCGACGATCAACTCGCCGTCGAATCCCTCTAGTGCCTGACGCCCGAACAGTTCCTGGACGTGCTGGTTCGGTATCGGCTTCAGTGAACGGCTCAGCACTTCCCCGTTGATGATCAAGGCACGCACTCCGTCCAACTTCGGGGATGCGAGGAGAGGATAGCGCGCGGGCATGTCGTCCAGTTTGGCTGCAAGCATCGGCCTCATACTTTGTCTATCCAGCATCCGAATTCGCTACCTCCGTAACCTGGGAGCCAGTTCTGTCCTTTACTACAGTGCTCACACTTGCGCGTCGGTGTGTCGTATTTCACGAATGGTGGTGGGAACGCGTCGGCCTGTACTAGAGGACGGCTCTGGACCCACTTATGAATCCCAAGGATACATCCTACATGTTTAAGCATTACTGCGACTCCTCCTGGCTGTGGTCTTTCTCGGATGCGTTAGGAACGTGGCATTCACGAAGCATCCATGCGAGTCCAAGGACATACCTGTCCGAGACGGGCTTGTTATCTAGAAAGCGGTCCAGCGTCTCTCCGCACACGTCACCGATTACGCTCCCCGCCAGTGCTGAAGATGCGAACGCTTCACGCCATTGAAGCAGATCTACCGCGCTGAGATTCTCGTGGATCCACCGAACAGCGTCGAGCGCGCAAGGATGTGGGACTCCGGGTTCCAGTTCTCCGTTCATAGTCCGCATCCCATAAGACCATGGCCCATAAATCCGCAGAGAACGTCTAGACTACTCTTAAACCCAGCCGCGTTACGGTGCCCTCCTCCACCAAACTGCTCGGCTATGAGAGAGACGTCGGTGCCGCTGCCCTTTTCAGAGCGCAGACTGAAGCTAACACCGCCGTCAGCAGTTAAGTGAAACACCACGCCGAACGGTGCCCCCTTCGCCAGTTCGTGACCGATGTCAGACGCTTGCGTATGAGGAGCGTTGATAGCGGGGACGGTATATTCGCCAATGGTCAGAGTCAGTCTTCGCGACGGGTCATTGACTGCGTCGTGGACCTCCTTGTGATGCTTACGCAGTATGTGGCGACCTTCGTCCGACAAGTCCATCTCTGGAGTCGGATCCTTCATAAGCACACTCCACGTCTCGAAGTCTTGCGGGTATGACGCTAGCGCGGCCACCACCTCGTTCGTGTCCTCGTACTGGAACCGGAATAGGTCGCGGTCCTCGACGCGTAAGAGTATCTCTGGGACGGATGTCGACGCACCGTTGAACCACTCCCACGTCAGGCGACACCCAGACTTCTTCGTGTCAAGAATCCCATCTATCACTTCGTCGTCGAGTAAAGGTTGCAGCTCCCTTACGGCCGACTCGTGGTGATCCAGAATAATGATCGACTTGGCCCCATTTATTAACATCTTTAGGATCACGTCTCTCTTGTACGAGAAGTCGACCAGGAGGACATTCCGTCCGGCCACGTCCGGCGGCGCTTCTTGGTATACTCCAGGGTGATACTCAAGGTCTTCCCCGAATTGTTCATGGACGACCCACGCCGAAGTGAAACCGTCGAGGCATCCGCCTCCGTGATAGATGCACAGTCCCTTCTTTGATTCTGTATTCATGCGAGTAATCCTCTAGAGTAGATGAAGTTACAATTCTTATTTATGTAGGCCGAGTCCTCCACCAATCGTTCGAGGGAGAGAACCTTAAGAAAGTATAAATGTAGGGCTCTTTCGAATAGAGGGTGAAGAAGAATTTTTTCAAAGTCCACAGCGTGTTCGGCCATCCGCTTCTTGATCCGTTTGAGAGCTACCAGGAACCTAATCAATTCGATCATGAGGGACACCTTCCGGGATAGCGGGGGCTCTTCGTTGGATGGATGCGACTTCAGTGGGGGTCAGCTTCCGCCCCAGGATCCACTCGGACCTCTTGGTGACGGCCAGTCGAAAGGCCCCTTTGAATCCATTCTTTGACACCGAGTACGCTACATTCAACTGACGTCCGGTTTTCCCGTCCAAACAACTAGCCACCCACAGTTTGATTCTTCCCGTGACTCGATCCCGGCCGACCGACACTCCCACGAAGCCGCTAACGTTTCGAATCCCGATTCGTTTAAGGCCGAGAGATTCTATCAAACCATTAGTTCTTGTTCCCATAATATACCTCGTCTTTCAGCAAGATCCTTCGACGCTCCTGACTGGGGATAGTCCTCAATGAAGATGATCCGTTGACAACCGGTGTTCATCAGAAGCTTCGTGCAGGTAACGCACGGCGCGGTCGTGCAATAACAAGTGTGGATCAACGACACGTCCGGACACTGTAGCAAAGCATTCTGCTCAGCGTGGATCGCCCCACACCCATCTAAGTTCGTACCGCTGGGAGAGTTCGATCCTCGACACGCATCGGGGTAATACGACACCATGTACGGCCCTTCTGGAGCGGGCTCCACCTGGGCGTCCTTGGTGATTACTCCTGAGGCGCGCAACCCGTCAACTGCGAAGGTGAACTCGGTGAAGTGATGGAACCGGGCGACCATAGAGTCATTACAGTGGGGGACTCCTCGCGCCACCCCGTTGTAACCCGTCGAAAGTATGTGACCACTAACATCTGTCAGAACACAACCGACCGACCGCCTGAGGCACGTCGACCGGGTTGCTACTACCCGAGCGATGCTCAGGTTAATAGAATCTCTTGTCGGTCTCATTTGGTCGCTCCAAACAGTTTTATGAAATCGTTTCGGAACAGGTGAAGACTTCCGATCCACATAGAGTAAGTTCCGAGTTTGACGTTGTTCCACTTCTCCGGAGACTTCTCTCGAAGTTCCTTGAGCAACCAGATCGTAAGACGAACCGTAAGGTAGATGTCGTCTCGGAAGTGACGGTAAAAGTCGCATGATCGGATCGGGTAGTGGACGTGGAGATGGTTCCCTCGTCGGATCCACCAATAGCCTAGTGTGCATGGAATCCGATTACCGTGGACCGCTCCCGTGTCTTCCGGGAAGAAGATTGGGAGGTAAGCCTGACGAGTCAGGGGCTCGTTAGTCAGAAGCGCGACGACGTCGTCCAAGTCTCCATATAGAAATCGGTGCCCCTCTACGCCAACCCCGTTCATAACTTTCGGCCAGTACCGTTCCATGTACGTGTGACTGAACTTCCCGTCGAAGATTCGGGACTCATCCGCCTTGTTAGCCCAAGGCCAGTTCTTCCACGTCTCTCCGGGATTGACCGGCTCCCCCGAGACGCGTTCCTCGAAGTGGTCGTCGGCCCATGGGATGTTCGGCTGGATCTGCTTCCGGTAGTACCCGAGGTCTTCGGCCACCATGGGGAATTTGAAATCCCACTCCAGAATCTCATGCATCTCAGCTTCCGGTTTCTTCGAGATGTCGAATCCCTGCCACTTCTCCGTGTGAATTAGGTGGTTCATCCTCTGAATCTGAGTCGTCGTCGCTTTGATAGCTTCTTCTGGGTCAGAATATAGTTTCATGGCTTTCTCCAAACTGCGATGGTTTGATACAGGGGAATCACCACCCCCGGGTATTGTTTCGGGTACGAGTTCAAGAATAACGTCTTGGGGTGGTGAGGGAGGATCGCTGTTCCAACGTAAACGAGTCCGCACGTATCCGAGATGACGTTGTTGATCTTCTCGTGGAGCATGTCTGGTTTTTTGTTCTTCATCTGATCCTTGACCCCGATGACCAGGTGACCCCCCGACCTTAAGTGATCGCTCGATTGTCGGTAGAGGCTCTCGATCTTCGAGTAATAATCCCCCTTTGACAGAGCGATATTCTTAACGTTCGGAGTGTACGTATACCCGGATTGACCCATTCCTTTTTGGCTCTGGTCCCCGAAGTATGGGGGGTTATTTACGATCAGGTCGAACGGGGTCCAGTCCAAGTTCTTGGATAGAATCTTCGTCATGTCTAGTGCATCTCCTCTCACTATTTTGCAGTTCATCTGGAAAGGATTGTTTATTTTGATGTTCGCTAGGATCACATCAACGAACTCCAGTTCGATTCCAAACGTGGCTCTCCCCAGGCGCAACGATTCGACTGCCGTAGTCCCGGCCCCCATCGTCGGGTCGAACACCACATTCCCCGTTTTTGTGTACGTCTGAACCGCCCATCTCGCAATGTGAAGAGGGGTCTTGGCCAAGTGACCCCCACCCTCGTCCTTAGTGCTGGCGATTTCTTCCTTCGAGTAGTACGCTCGTCGCTCGTTACGACTATAGAACGTCCCATCTTTTTTACGAAGAACCCCGAGAAACTTTCTACACCACTTACAAGAACAGTGGTAGTCGTCCGGACGTCGAACCTTTGCTAAATTAACTTCTTCGACTTCAACTTCAACATCTAAGTTACTCATATTTTCACCTTGTGTTTGGCGTCGCAGGGGTCATACACCCAACAAGCTGTGCAAGCTCCTTTCTGGTTTGTGTATCCAACGTTCTCGCAGTACCACATCTTCGCGTCGTCGATGTGTTGGTTTGGGGCAAGAAATCGACGGCCCGACGGCCTGAATTTTTTCTCGTTAACGTGGGCCGACACTTGTTTAGAAACGTAGTTGCAGAACTGAACTGGCATGAACTTCCCCACCTGCTTGACCATGTGTATATTCTTCTCGATGTTCCACCTACCCTTGGAGTCCACCTTGGTTCCGTAGAACTCGAAGTCGTCTGGAGCTCCTTGAATCCGGGCAAGTTCCCGAATGTTCATCGGGGTATTCCGGATCGGGTGAATGATCGGACTCCCCCCCGTTAGAACGTAGGCGTAACTATCCCAGTGACCCTTACCAAATCCGAAGCGACTCTTTCGAACTCCGGAACTTGAGTCGTACGTCATAACTTCCCCGGATGGTTTGTTCTTGAAGTAGTTCTTGAGGTCAGCCCATGTGAATCGGTTTCCATACCCGTACATATCCTTCGCTCTACCGCAGTTCTCATTCCCTTCCACGTGCTTCTCGGTGTTCGGAATCTTCCCATGCGACCGGACGAGGTCTTCAATCAGGTCCCGAACCGTCGTGATGTTTGGTTCTTCCCCGGCCTGAAAAGTGAACCCCTCATTCTTCAGAGCACCGATCATGAAGAATCTCTTCCGGTTTTTCTGGATGTTTCCGTAGTTGTAATTTGAAATCCATTCCGGAAATAAGTCGTAGTCGGGAAGAGCGTTGACGTACTCTTCCATCGTGTACGCCATGAACGACTTTGGAAGATCATCCATGGCGAAGAACCGGGGTTTCAACTTACCGACCAAGTCCATCGCCAAGGGGATGTCACCAGGGTCCGTCAGTGCCGCGGTCTTGTCGACTCTCATATTTGAGAAATTACCGCAGTTTTTCATAACGAATCCCTTCGCGATGTAGCTGCTATCCTCCGCGACGCCTAAATTGTAGACGGTTCGGTCCTGTTCCGACGTTTGAACCTCTACCCGAGTGACTGTCACGGGTACCGAGGAATAGCTTCCTGAATAGTTGTGGAAGACTCGTTCGACAACCTCAGCGCACCGTCTTGGGTCAGACTCGATAGACGATCCATCAAAACGTAGTACAGTCCACCCGGCGGCTTCGATTTCCTCCTGACGTCTCGGATCATCCATGTTATGAAAGTTTCCCCCGTCACACTCGATAGCAATTTTCTTGTCTGGGATCGCTAGGTCAACGTAGTATCCCCCGATCGGGTACTGAGACTCGGGGGGGATCCCTACTTCCACGAGACTTCCTTCGAGGGTTTCTTCCAGCTTCGAACGTCCGGACTTCAAGAAGTTTCTTCGGGCTCTTGTCTTTACATGGGCCGCTGATGTTTGGTTGACACGCTCGACTTTCTCCATCAAGGACCAGACTTCCTTCGTCGAACACGACACGGAGCAACGCTTCGAGTCGTCATCGGAGGCCCACATGGGCATCCACGAACCGCACGATTCACATCGTCTTGCCAGGACTCGGATCGAATCCCCAGCGGATACTTCGTCAGCTCGAACCCATCGGCCATCAGATGTCCGAATAGGGTGATTGGCCGTTACAGTCAGGGCCTTCCCATGGGTCTTCTCGGTGGACGCGTATAGTCGAATCTTCGGCGCTCCTTTCACCATCGTGTTCCGGAACACTCGAACCACAGGCCTGAATCTCCCCTTGTGGGTCATAACGAGTTCCCCGACCTCGATTCCCTTAATCGGACGCCACCCGTCCGCTGTGTACACCGGGACGTCTCCTGACACGATGCATTCCGGATGCGAAAAAGCCAGTGTCGCTCCAGTCATCCGTTCGACTTCGTCCGCTGCTAAGTCCTCGATCCGGCGGACTAAAGGGGCTTTGAAGTATTCTCTGAAGGTGTTTCGACCCTGTTCATCGACTCTAGAATAATACCCCCGCCATTCGATATTACCTAACACCTTGAACCCAGCCTGCTTCGCTCCGATCAACATGGACCCGACGCCGCATGTTATACCAACCGCTGTCAACTTCTCTTTACTTCTAGTCATGACTTTTCCTCTCCTGGTTTTAAAACTTGTCAGCGATACGCTTTTCATTCACCGCGTGCTTCGCCATGTATCGGCCATGTAACGAGTTCGCAGTCATTCCGACGGACTTGCAGACGCAGATGAAACTATAAAACGCTACGCTGATTCCGTCTTTATATTTCTTCTGGTTCGTCGGAGTGTGCTTCTGTTTCCACGCCCGATTCTTCAGCTCGTTGATCGACATGCCTAAGTCCCCGATGAAGTTCGCTATCTTTACCTTGACCTCCCCGGGTTCTATCCGCTCAAACTCAAACAACCCATCAAGGAGGTCGACCCCGGGTACTTCTTCCAGAAATTCCCCCAGGTCTTTGGGTTCGAGCCCGGAAGTTATTGCCAGCTCAACGAGGAAGTGTAGGGCATCGGCCAGCTCTTCTTCCCGGTGGTCTGGGTCGGAATAGCTCCGATAAGCCTCCGAGATCTCCTCGACGATTCTCCACGCCAGGTCCCGAAGATGAGCCTGCCCGAACTTGTCGTCGAGGGGAACCGGAACGTCAGGGTGATGGAGCAACCCATTGGCGGCTTCGATGGGGTGGAACTTCTCGATCAGCTCCCCTTGCTTCTGGAAGATGCTTTGGAGTTTATCCGTTTCTGTAACTTTCATTGATCGCCTCCTTGTAGACGTTGCACAGGTGTCGGACCCATTCAAGGCCTAGATTCTTGACTTGGGGGGACTTCAGCGGGAGTTTCGGACGTGCCAGGATCGGAGCCGGGATAATATCCGTGAACACGCTCTTCAACCCGTTCTTATCGATGCGGCTCCCATACGGTAACGCCAAGGCGGCTTCGACGACGGGTAAGCTAAGGAACGGGCTGCGAAGTTCGACAGTGTGCGCCATGGACAATTTGTCAAGCCGGGGCAGGTGATAGTAGACCAGTTCCTGAAAGACGTCGCTCCACTGACTGTCGTACTCTTGAGACCGGCGGTATCCCCCAAACAGTTCGTCGGCGCCGTCCCCGGTCATGACCACGTGGATACCATTCTTCTTAAGGGCCTTTGACATCCGGTACTGAGGGATCATCGACCCGAGATCGGACGGACTCTCATTAGCCAACACTATCTGCTTTAGGGTCTCAATCGAAACGGCATCGTCTATCTTTGGGACCTTGATCACGGTAACTGATGATGGGATGTCCAGATAGTTCAGGAACTCCTCTTCCCCGTTGTCAACGTGAATCACGGTAAAATCCTGGCGGTGACGTAGCATCAATTTGAACACGATGCTTGAGTCTAGACCTCCGGACAGAAGACACGCTACCGGAACGTCTGAAACCATCCGGTTACTTACTGAGACCTCAATCGCGTTACGTAGGTCGACTTTACGCGGTTTGACTGCAACGTACTTCTCCCCGTAGACGATCCTCCCATCTCGGATTACTAGATGAGTTGATGGTCGGATCTTTAAGATCCCTTTGATCGGAGTCTCGTCCCCGACGTGGTACCCCCACTTCTGGACAGATGAGAAGTACAGTTCATCGAACTCTATCCGGGCGTCAATTCCGGCCACTTCAATGAGGGCCTTAATCTCAGATGAGATTGAACATGAGGCCGCGTGTATGTACAGCGGCTTCTTTCCCAACGGATCGGTGACCACATGAACGACGTCCTCCATTAGGTCGTGGATGATGCACGCCCAGAACCCGTCGAACAAGGGGAATATATTCAGTCCGTCCGAATCCCACGTCTCCATCAGGACCTCTACGTCGCTGGAGGCTTCCGGATCAAAATCCCGGAAGTTGAACACCTCTCCGACGAATCCCATCGTCCATCGTCCCCCCTCTCCTCCGTGGTACGGTTGATCGTGCTCCGTCGACAGTCCCTGGATCGGAAGCCGGACGTGACCTAAATGACCCTGTCGACCGATCATGTCCACATTCGATCGTCCGACCAAACCACGGTGGGCGATCGACTCATTCATCTTTTCAGCTACCTCCCTTCCGAGAGGAGTGTAGTTGACTCCGCACATCAGGTGATCCCCCCCTTCGACAAAAGATACCCCAGGACGGCGTAGTTGAAAAGATCCGACCAAGAATCGTTGGTCGACTCATTTAGATTGTCGACCCCCGGATTATTCCCCAGGTTCTTGATCCGGGCTAACTTGTCCAGGCTCCGGGTCACCACTCCAAGATGACCACACCAGATTAGGGACTTACCCCCGTACGCGGCATGCTTCCGACGAAGGAGGTCAATGTTTGACTTCTCCTGACCTCGGATCCGGCTACGGATCAACCCGAGGGAGTCCCGCCAGAACTTGGTCTTCAGATCGGGATTAGTGTGGACGACCGTCTTCTCAAATCGATTAAACTCCTCAAGGTATATTTCAATCAAGTCGTCAACTCCCACCCACTTCGATGGATCATCAACAAGGGGGGCCATCTGCCCCACAAGACTACCCAACATTTTCTCATTTATCATTCTTCGCCTTTGTCACGTGGGCCTTAAGTTTCCGATCCTCCGGTTCAAAGTTGGTGTCCCCGTCGATAAATATTCTCCAGGACTCCTGGGCGTACTTACCAACCCCGGGAAGTTTCTTCAGGTCGAAGTCACTCTTCCCCCATCGAGTGGAGTAAGCCTTCGATAGTCGGATGAGAGCCTCCGCCTTCCGGTCCGGGAATCCGGTCGGTTTGAGTATGACCGAGACCTTTGAAGAGTTTGCAGAAGCCATCAACTCGGGCTCCGGAAACGCCTCAAACAGTTTCTCAATTGGACCCATAGGGGTCGACCCCTTACTCCGATTCAGCACGAGGCAGACGCAGAGCATCCGCCACGGGCTGTACGAATATTTTTCCGGAAGAAGCATACTAGGCCTTGTATTTATCCGTGCCATCCACTCGTTCAATATTGATGGTCGGAGTTGAACGCTTCGGATTCTTAGCGATACTTATCGCGACCAGAGCATTGCGAAGGTCACAGCCAAGAGCAGAAGAGACCCCGGCGATCGTATGGGTTTTCCCGTTGGCGAACATCTCGCGAAGCTTCTGAGTGTAAGACTTTTTCCCCTTCTTACCAGAACCGTCCTTTTTCGCAGTTGCCTTGGCAGTTGCCTTGGCAGTTGCCTTGGCAACGGGCTTAGTAGTTGCCTTGGCAACGGGCTTGGCAACGGGCTTGGCAACGGGCTTAGTAGTTGCCTTGGCAACGGGCTTGGCCGCAGTCTTAGCAGTTGCCTTAGCCGCCGTTTTAACAATTTTGGTGGGATTGATTTTTGATGCACTAGTTGAAGTGGTCGTTTCGTTCATTTAAAAGATCTCCGGTTGTTTATCAGGTCCATCCTCTTAGATGGATGATTCATCATACACCATTATCTAGTAATTGAGGCAACATATTTTTCGAATTCTTCTTGGAGAAGCTTATTGAACGTCCTCTGATCACCCTCTTTCTTGTCCACTGCTGATACGATTACCTCGTCCACGGATTTCTCCACGACGATGAGGTGACCAACGACGCTATGCTTCTGTCCCGTTCTCCACACTCGGTCGAAGAACTGCTCGTGGTCCTCTTGGCTGTCCGTGAATCCGAAATAAGCAACGTTCCAGGCGTACTCCTGAAGATTCAATCCGTGAGCTACTGACGCAGGATGCCCGAACAGTATAGGAATCTCCCCCAGGTTCCATCTGCGCTCAACGTCCTGGACCTCCTTCAACTTCATCTTTCCCCCTATGTATTCCCCCTGTGGGAATGCTTCCTGGAGCCGTTGTAAATCATGTTGGAACTTATAAGCTACGAGGATCGGTTCCCCGCCCAACTCCTCAACGATGTCCCGAAGAGCTTCGATCTTACCGTCGTGGAGGTGGACCCACGTTCTTCCATCGGGGGCCTTGTGTTGTTTGAACCCCTTCATGGCGTAAGCTTCCAACTTCCGGACAGTGTCCCCGAAGTCCTCAACGAACAGGGCTCCGTTGGCGATCTGCATCAACTTCATCCTCACGACGGCGGCGTGCTTGGCGAACGACGCGTGACCCCGGGAGAACAGGACCACGGCCTGCTCCTCCATCTCCCGGTACACCATGGCGGCGGGTTTGGGAAGTCGTACGAGGTGTCTGACCATTGTCTTCAGTGGAAGGTTAGCGTAGTCGTAATCTAAGACGTGGACCAGGTGTTTGATCTTATCTCTTATCTTCTCGGACGCTCCCTCTTGAAGTCTGTACTCGTATCCCATGTACCCACAAGGTTCCATGTACGTGTTTCGGAACGCCGTGATGAACCTCCCCAGCGCCTCCCCCTCGTCCAAGGCGTATACCTGGGCGAAGATGTCCTGTATGTTGTTCGGCCGGAACGACCCGGTCAGAATGTATCGACGAGAGAACTTCCTTAAAATCATCTTGAGCTTCTTCATCCGGGTCTTGGCGTTCCAGTTCTTGAGTTTTGACGACTCATCCATGACGAGCATGTCGGCCGGAACTCGTCCGTTCCGGAGGACGGTCTTCACCAGCCACGGTATGGCGTCGTAGGTCATCAGGAAGACGTCGGCGTCAGAATTGAACAGGACATTCTTGTTAGGTCCGTGGAGCATCACGACCTTGAACCCAAATCCCCACTTCGATACTTCCTGGGGCCACGCCAATTGCATCGGACGGAGTTTCGTTATGACGAGGATCCGCTTAGCTTCCCCCCGATCCTTCAAACGTTTGAACCCCTCCAGTATCGTACGGGTCTTGGCTCTGCCCGGGGCCCATAGGAGACCCATGTATCGATTATCGACTACGAGTTGAACCCCTGTTTCTTGGTACCCGAACAATGGGGCCACGTCCACGTCCCACGGAGGAAAGGCGACGGTAGTGGGTGACCGCTTCATCGAGGTCGTCGAAGATGAGGACCTCGAAACCAAGGTTGCGGATGACCTCGTGGGTGAACCTTTGGTTAATACGGGGCTCTTCTCCGAGACGTTTGAACTCGATGAAATACGCGATACCATCTTTGAGAAGGACTTGCCTGTCAGGCCAGGACTTGTCTCGCATTTTGATGGCTTTGTTCCCGTCGGCTTCGACCACGCTGACGAAAGCGGTTTCGATGGACGTTTCCAGTCGGTCATCGCGGGGTCTTCTCATTGAGGTCTCTCTCCTTCATACTGGGCACGGACCTTCTTTCTTCTTCGCGAAGTGACACCATTGACAGGCTTCCTTGCTTGGGGTCGCGGGGAACTCCGTTGCAGAGATCATCTCATCCCCTCGAGTTTTCCACTTCTTAAGAAGTTTCGCCTTCTCCTTTTTAAGGTATTGGTAAGGCTCGATGTGATTCTGGTCTAGATACCACATCTCGACGTCCACCTTCTCAGCCCCCTGCATGAGTTCACCAAGAGCGTACAGCTCCCCTTGCTCCTTGTGGTCGTCGGGGTATATCTTACCCGTCTTGTAATCCACGATCGTGCTGGTCTTCTTGTCTCTGACTGTGGCGTCAAGGACTGAGATCAACCACTTCTTTTCGTACGGGGCATCCTTCGGGAGAACCCTCCACTTCGAATCGAACGAAACCATTCCTTCCGGAGTGGCGCCCAAGGCCTTCAAACCCTTCAGTTCATCCTTGAAGTTATTGAACCCGGCTGGAACCCCCGTGATCTTTCCCAAGAGGTAGTTCTCCCCCATCTTATGAACCTCAGTCCCGCGCTCGGCTGCGAATGACGAGGGTTCTTTCATCTTGTCCACGAACTTGTACTTCGCTCGCAACGGGCATTTAGAGTAAACTCCGTAACGAGAATACGACCACGACTTTATCAGATTCATTTTCTTACCTTCCAAGGTCCAGGGGGGGTGGGTTTAATCTTCCAGTATCGGACGTTTGACGTTATTGTGGACTCCTCGTACTCCACTACCCACAAAGGTTCTGACCCTACCAATTTAGCGAACATCATCTCCCCCCTATCCGTGTAGACTACCACAGTTTGATTCTTCTTAGGAAGTTTAAGTTTAGAGTCAAACCACCTTTCTTTTCTAACCGCTAAGAACGCTTGAGCCAATCGATACCCATGCTTGACGACGACCGTGGTGTACTGGTCGAACGAGTCTTCCCTATGCAATTCCCGGATTCGGATGGCCAGGCGCTCTACCCCGACCGTCCTTCTTGATTTTATCCTGTTCATCGGAGACCCAGGTACCAGTCTTTAGGGTCGAGATATTTCTTAGCCGACCCCCAACTCTTTATCCCAAGAGCTCCCGTCGACAGCATGGGAACATCGATCCCCTCGATGTCAAACATAGCTTCCCTCATCTCCTTCATCTGGACCTCGACTTCATCCTTTGGAACGCACTGAATGACCTCATCATATACTTGAAGGACTGTTCGACCGGAACAACGTTTTGAGATGTTGATCATCGCCTGTTTCGTGATGTCCGCCGCGCTTCCCTGAATGAGGTAGTTCAACATCTTATAGTCGAAAGTCCAGAGTCTACCGTCCTTCATGAATGGCTCCTCGACGTAGTACAGCCTCCCACCCCACGTCCGAATCGGCTCCCCGGATTTCACGATGGACTTGATCAACTTGGCCAGCTCAGAGACTCCCGGAAGAGCCTTCGAGTGTAGTCCTTTGAAGTGCTTAGCCTCGTCGGCGTCAATGTCCAGCTTCCGAGAGATGCCAGGAATCCCCATTCCGTAGATGACGCCGAAGTTCAGAATCTTCACCGGCTTACGGGCAAGTGTCACCCCCGTGAGTTCTCGGATCATCCGCTGAACGAAGTTGTGAACGTCCAAGCTCGGGTCGTCCAGGTACTCTTGGAGTAGTCGACCATCTTCGTAGTGGGCCAGGATCCGAAGTTCCTGTTGATCGTAGTCCCGTATCAGGAATACGCAATCATCGTCCGGGACCAGGTAGTCGCGCATGTTTGGTAGATTCGCCGTCCACGGCTTGTCGGGGTCGAAAGGATCCTTGGGAACGTTCAGAAGATTCGGCTTCGTGCTGCTTGGTCGACCTGTTCGCGTTCCCCGGGTGTTGTCCGCGTTACGGGTCTGGTGGAACGTCGGGTAGATTCTTCCCCCCGCTCTGTTAGCAATCTCGAGCCACGGTCTGAAAAACGTTGTCACGCACGTTGAGAGCATCCCGTGCCGGTTGATGGTGTCCATCAATTTTGAGTCGTTGATCGAGGACAGTAGATTCTCTCTCGAGACGCTACGTTTTCCCTTCGCCGTCTTCACCCATTCGGTGACTTTACCGGCGCTTTCAAGAGCGTCCGCGAAATCGTTCGGGGCATCAAGGTTCAAGTCCTTCACCTTGAGGGCCCTACAGATACTTCGATGAAGAAATTCGATCTCGAGCTCCGCCTTCTTAAGGTCCCTCGCCAATCTCGAGACCGCTACCTTGATCCCGTCACGAGACATGGTCATGAAGATCGGCATCACCTCCATCTCGCGCTGGTACGCCGAAAGCATCCCCGCCTTCTTAAGTCTCTTCTCAAGGACGTCGTACGCCTTGAGCGTGCGGTCCACATCCCCTATGGCGTACTTCCCCACCAATCCTCCCGGGGCCTCCGAGATGTACGCGCCCCAGTCGCTCTTTTTAGACCCCGGGACATTCTCCAGAATCCAGAGCTTGAGCTCATTCTGTTCATCTGCCGGCATATTGAGATGCTCGGCGGCCCACTCCTTGAGTCCCAACGACAAGGACCTTGGGTCATCCAAGAACGACATCACTAGAGTATCGTCGACCGACTTAGGTGGGTCGAGACCTAGTTTCCTAACGGCTACCTCAACGTCAAACGTGGCGTTGTGGAAAACGCATGGGCCCTTGAACGCAGTCTTGATCTTCCCGATCGCTTCTCTCTTAGTGCAGTTGTTCCCGTCCGGATGCCCCCAAGCTAAGTACACCTTCTCGGAGCCGTCGCGTATAGCTACCCCGACGGGCTCCGGGGGGTACTCCGGGCGGTCCTCGATCTTCTTGGTCTCAAAGTCGACCGCTACCGGTCGGGGACTCATTTTGAGAACTTGCTGGCTTTACCGGTACGACCTTTCGGAGGAGAACCCCGGCTGGAGGTCCGACCCGACTTCTTAGGGGTTTCTTCGGATGCGGTCCAATTCGACTTGTCATACGGTTGCATCAAGGGACCGTTCGCCTCGGCGGTTCTATCCATGATCGAATCGATGATTTTCTCATCGTCGATGTTCCCGAGCTTCTCAAATCCCGCCACCGGTTGCTCGAAGTCCGTGTTGATGAACAGTCGCGTCACCACTCCACAGACGGGGACCTTGTCCAGTCGCTGGATAGACTTCCGGTACGTCTCGAACGAGAGCGCGCTGTTAACTCCACACGAGTGGAACGCCATCTCAGCGGTGGCAACCCCGGGCAGGTTGTCCGCCGGGATGAGCGCCAGGCGGATACGATTCCGACAGGATTTACCCTTCCCGGTGTTGGCCGACCCGAACTGGTTGTGCCCGCAGTTCTTGCAGGTATCCGCCTGTGGCAACGGGGAATCCGGATGAGGGATCATCTCATCTACCACGGGGCCTTTGTACGATAGCGAGAAGCACGCCGGGGTGGATGGATTCTCCGGGTCGTACGGGCGATCATACCATTCGTTCAGATAGGCCTGGTCGACGACCACAATGGCCAACTCGGACCCGAGATCGTTTCCCTTGAACGTGAACCCGCGGGTGCTGATTGAGATATTGTTATTCTCCCCATGGACGCCGCGTTCGACGTCCTGCTGGAGACGCACGCGTAATTTGTCTTGGACTCCCTGTGACACCGCCATCGCGGTCCCCGTCTTACCCGGTTTGGCTGGGGTCTTCAACACGGTCTTCTTCGGTGATCTGGGCATCTTTCTTCTCCTCGGTTGATGACGAGCTCGGTCGAGCCCGCCGGTTGCTCTTTAAATTGATCCGGTAATCGGCTACCATTTTCTGAAAGTGTCTCGTCGATGTTCTGGTTTTGGCGGAGAGTCGCTTCACCAATTCCAGGACGAGGGGGTCGACGGATCGGCCCCCAGCCGAGATAAGTTCTTCGTCGGTAAGACCTTCGTAGTTCATTTATTTATCGGCGTGACTTTGATGTCCATCTTAACGAAGTCCACGAGTCCCGGGATTATTGCTCCAGAATCACGGACTTCACGATAGGCGTCAATCGACAGCCGTTTGTGAAGGAGGTGGAACGCATCATTCTTCTTGACGTATTCATAGAATCTCGCCCAGTCCGTCGCCTGGGGGAATAACTCCCGTTTGACCTCGGCCCTCGCTAACTTACCGATCGCTCCGTCGATCTCCGACCTGGCGAACTCGGTAAACATTACTCCCTTGAGGGAGACAATCTCTTCATCAATGACCTTGATTTCGACCTCGACCTCCTTTATTCGGGCCTTGTAAATATCCTTCTTCATCTCCAACTTCCGGAGACTGTCAACGAGGGTTCCGACGGGGACCTCCGGAGGTAACTCAGTACGCCCAGACTTCGTCACGTGTTTCTTCTTCGGCTTGTTGAACTTGATGTCAGTAATCTTAACCGTAGTTTCCCCTCGAGAGGGCTTCGTCGCTCTAGTCACCTTAGTCTACCTCAGTTGGTTAATCAGATATACCATGGCCCCCGCCACGAACATCACGAGCAGAAATCCCTGGAGTATTCCTCTCCTCCAGGAGTCGTGGCAGCGTTGCTTCGTGCTCCTATCCAGCAGAACTTTTTCTTTACCGAACAAGGGATTCTCCTCTATAGATTCGGAAAAATGTCGGACACCGCAGCCGCCGGAACCAGCTCGCGTTCGTTGGCGTCCACTCGCATCCACTCGTCGATGATCACCATCGACTTCGACTTGTACGCTTCCCCGCGACCAAACCACGCCGAGTCCAGTCGCGTGTCCTGCTTGTTACCCATGACGTGGTCGACGTAGTAGGTGACACCGTTGAGCAACCCCCAGGCTGTCCCGTCGGACGACTTCATCGCGGCTCCGGGGGAGTTCGTAACGGCATCCCACACTTGCTTGAACACGCGCTTCGGTTGGTCGTCCGCGGTAGCCTTCGGGTCTCCGAACACCTTGACCAGGAACTCTCCGACCATGTCCTTGGTCGGACGGAGTTTGGCGGACTCCTTCGCGAACTCAGAGAAGTGTTCCCAACTCTTATCGACCAATCCGAGCTGATCCTTCAACTTGTTAGCGCTGAACGTTTGCATGTGAGTCAGACCTGACTTCTTCTCCCCGTCGGCCATGGCGAACCCCAGGGTGTTGTTGCACACCACTCGGATGGAAGTGAACTTCCCGATCGTCCGGAGTGAACCGTCGTAACTGGTCGCCACCAGAAGATACCCGCGGACCTCGTCCCCTCCGGGAAGTTTGAAGTCCTTCCCGGTCTTGGCCAGGGCCCAGATGCGGCGCCCGCCGTATAGTGACCCCGCCGTCTCCATCTCAAATCCCATCGACTCGGTCAATCCCCGGAACATGTCCAGAATATCCTTCGGCTGGTGAACCTTGTAGTTCTTGGTCATCACGGACAACGGCTTGAACGTGTCGTCGCGGAACACCACGACCTTGTCCGGGAAGTCCAGGACCCGCGTGGCGTCCCCGTCCTGTGCAGCGTAGCGCACGGTGGATTTGACCGCGCTCCACGCTAAGCCCGCAGCGTGCGTCCACTCCTCGATCGTGGCGCCTTGGCGTAGCTGGAAGCCCAGCCCGTGCCATGGGAGGTTGCCAACGAATGCCATGTTGGTCCTGTTATTACTCATATCTAGTTGGTGTGCCATCGAAATCTTCTCCTGGTTGACTTGATGACCCCATCATACATCTATTAGAAGAGTAATGTAAACATCTTTAACCGGTAATAAAATCATGGACTTACACCGAGGATCACAGATCACTTATCCTTCTTGGCGTCGGTAGGGTTGTCGTGCAGTACGCGCCCCTCGTAGGTCAGAGTCTCGAAGTCCAATCTCCGGGAGAACTTGCGGTCCTCCTTGGCTAGGAATCTTATCGACTCCTTGAACGTCCTGGCCTTCACGGTCCCGATCAACGTGGACTTAGACTTAACTTCGGGGTCATGGACCCAGATGCTGAATTCTCTCCTCGGGATAGCGACGCGTCCTGGCCTGACCCCCTTGTCCGAGGAACCGACCGGAACATCAACGACCCTTCTCAAACCATCCTTAGTTTTCGGTCTTGGGGAAGATAACTTCTCCCGGGGGTCGAACTCCCCGTGAAATCTGATGATCTCCTCAATCCCGTCGACGGATGTTTCCCCCAGAGCGTCTTTGGTTCGAGTGGCGGTGAATCCTCGAACGTAAGACTCGACCTGGTCCTGGTTGAACTGATACTTCCTGGACAGTACCTCCACCAGCCTCCGGACCGCCAAGGTCCTCCGGTCAACTCCCACGTCTTACCGCCTGGGGGTCTTTCCCGCACCACAGACAGCGACCGAGAACGAACTCATGGGGTTCGAGCGCGCACATGGGGATCATCTTCTTTATATGACCCGGGTCGTTCTCTATTTTAACCAGGCGATTCCATCGGAGAATGTAGGCCCGGGTCAATTCGAATTCTGGATCTATCAAATCATCGTCCATGGAATCCAACTGACGAGCCGCCCACGAACTTCGTCCTTGCCCTACGGTCTCGGAAGGTCTTAGCCGGATCCAGTCCACCCCTTCGGGAGTCGTATGGAACGCGTCGGTCTCGAAGAACTCCCGCGATCCGCACCGGAGGCACACTCGAACTTTCCGGTTGCAGTGGTCCGCCTTAGGAGGTAAAAGGCTCCAATCATGTTTCGCGATCCCACATAAGACCTTATCCACGTAGTCCCCTATGTTTTTCATTGTTCGCCCCATCCTACCTGTTTTGATACGCTCGGAGTCATACCACCAAGTTCCTTGAATCTCTTCTCGAAGGTCGCGGACACCGGGGAATCGGCCGTGAACTCCGGGTGACCCGCAGGGGCAAACCTATACAGCGTCGCCAGCTCAACGTGGGACATCCCATTAATCTTGTCTATCCACTTGTCGTTCGTCATCTCACTACTCCTAAGCGTAGTCGATCCCAGACTTCTCCGATCTTCTCGCGCTGCTTGGGAGTGAGTCGACCGCCTTCATTGACCACCTCGGTAACACTGTTGACGAAGTCGTACTCCCACTCATTCAAGTTCGACCCATGCTTCATGATCTTCTCTAACATACGCTTAGATTCTGCTTGACTGTGCACGACGCCCATTATGTCTCCTACGAATTCATCTTCCGGCCTAGACCGTACATCTTGCTGATCTCCGCTACCCATCCAGCGTCTGTCATCGCACCTTCCCCAGTCTCAAGCGGTCCCATATCTCCCCTAGCCATTCACGTTGCATGAGCGTGAGTTTAGCCCCACTAGAAGCGCCTCAGACGCGTCCTCGATGAGGTCTGCTTCTGCGGGACCCAGATCAGCCCTGTGCTTCGCTATCTCTTCCAGCATGCGCTTAGATTCTTCCTGACCGTGAGTGATGCTCATGGCTTTCTCCGGCTGTACAGGTCATATAGAGCGGCGTGCAGCGGTGTCAGCGGGTGGATCGCAACAGAGACCATCCCGTCCCCTTCCGTGCGCTTGTGCCGCGCGCCAAGGCGGAGCATGAAGCACGCTTCTCGGACAGGCGATTCTGGGCGGTACGTCAGGACATCGTCGCCGTCCGCGAACAGTATCTCCGGGACGCTGCTGGCTCTGCACATGGCGCGCATATTCTGGTACGTCTCCTCCGACCCCTTGACAAGCGCCGCATGCTCCGCTGCGAATCCTGCCTCGCTCAGACGAGCGGCTCCGTTGCGCAGAGCGGCTCCTACCAGTTCCTCCAGCAGCTCCACGCGCGCCAACTCCGACAGTGCCGGATTCATCGCCAGCTTCAGAGCCTGCTCGGGAAGGTCAGCGTACATGGTCGTCAGCATGACGGACAGCTCTAGCTCGCGCGCAGCTTGTGCAGTCCCGTCATTGCCGTACATTGGCGCTGCTCCGGAGCGGTCCTTCCCGCAGTGGTTGCACGTCATCGCTGGGATCACCTTGTCGTGATAGTGCGCATCGTCGTACCCGCGTGGCAGGTTCTGCGTGCCTCCGCAGTACTCGCACTCCATGAGCGCTGTGAAGTCATTGCGGTGTTGGCTCGTTACATGCTTGATCTTCATCACTTAGAACTCCAGTTGATTTCTATACGCATGCCGAATTGGCGCGTCGCAATACGCTCGCACCATGCGAGCAGCGAATCTCGGATCGAGCGTCACAGCGGGGCGCGCTACAACCGCTACGTCCATTCCGCGTGCAGACATCCCGAGCTGCGTACACGGAACTCGATCGTCCGGTCCGTAGGGCACGCCGTCCACTACCAGTGTCCAGCGTGCATGCAGACCCCGTAGCTTCACCGCCTTCACCTCCCCGCGATTGGTCTGAATGAAGAAGTATTTAATCACCATCAGATCCGTGCGGTCTACTGTTCTGCGCTCGAACTGGATCACGGTCTACGGTTCCAGTCGCCGACCCACTTCACTACGGCGTCCTTCATCGCCGTCAACGTGTGGAATCTGTTCCCGCACCAGAATCCCAGATAGTACACCCCGAGAAAGAACGCTAAAAGAATAAGGTCTATCATGTCTGCTCCTGTAAAGGAAGAGCGCTGAAGCGCCCTTCATTCCTGGTTATCAGTCGTTAATGGCTGTGATGATCAAGTCGACCACCGATGAAAACTTCTCCGCCTCGGACATCGTCTTGGTATCCACGATGTCGAACTTCGCTCCCGTCAAGTCGTCGTCCAGACTCTTCAGATACTTCGAAGCTCCTGCGTCGTAGCCTACCTGTACGAACAGGATCGTGCACGCGTCGTCGGTGTCCTGTTTGGCCGCGTGGCTCTTGATCAGCTGTGCCACTTTGGCCCCGTCATCCGGGATGCCGTCGGTAAAGCAGATGATGAAGTCCTTCTTGGATGACTTACCCGCCAGTTGGAACGCGGCCTCCAGAGCTTCCGCTAGTGGGGTTGAGCCACCGGGGCGGTTCGCTGCGAAGACAGCCTTGATCTTGTCGGTGTTGACTCCGTCCTCCTTGACGATGTTCGTGCCGCTGAACAGGACCAACCCGAGACCGTCACTGTCGATTTTCTCGATTTCACGACAGAACGCGATCGCGGTCTCTTGTACGTAATCCCACCGTGACCGCTTGCCCGGCATGTCTGGCTCGCTCATCGACCCGGACTTGTCAATCATCACGATGAAGTCGTACTCACTTAACTTCGCTGCGTCTTGTTCACTCATCTTTGCTACCTCCTATGTGCCCGCGAGGATTGACTGTGCGCGGGCTTCACAGTTCTATCGTACTATCCTTGGCGTGAATATTCTGGACGACTCCGGCGGTGGCCCCACAGGCTCCGGCAGTGGTCCCCACCAGTTACCGAGTAACTCCCCCAACGAACGCAGTCCCGGAACGCCGAGGATGCCTGCAATCAGGCCCGAACTCTTGGTCGGAACTACCTGTGCCAGTTGCGTCTGGTCCGTCGGAGCTCCGTGCGGATGGAAGTAGTAGAGTCCGGGAACGCACGGAGAGGGGAGCCACTTCAACTGATGTTTCAACTCCGGGACGTCCGAGTGTCCCGCTCGCCTAGCGTGGTTCAACAGAGTGTACGCCGCATGGATCACGCCCTCTGGAGGGAATTCCAACCAGCGGATAGGGTATGGGAATCGCATCATGACCACCCCCCGCTCGGAGCCTACCGCGAACGAGACGAATCCACCCTCGGGCAGCACTGAGCCTTGCGGATACTGCTTGTCCATCTCTTTATTGAGCCAGTCCTGCACCGAGGGATCTTCTCTGAAGTCAGTCATCGTAGTCTTCCATTTTTTCCCGCCCTCCGTATAGTAAGCATACATCAGTCAATCTCCCCCGCTCGAACCGCTGTCTTCCCAACGCCCACTTGCGCCACCACCTGCAAAGCTGCCCCCGCCTCCGGAGAATCCCTTCGGGTCGGGGACCATCTCATAATGAGCGGTCGTCCACGTCGGAGTCGTGCCAGCCTCCGCTGCCAGCGTCTCGTCGCACCGAGTGCACTTCAGCTCGGCTCTGGTTTTCGTTTTCTTGTGACACCGTCTACACTTATACACTCAGCTTCTCCTCGGGTTCGGTAAGTACGTCAAGCGCGCCCCTCTTCTACAGCTTTGGAAAACGCACGGCACTCGGCTAGCATCATGCGCAATTCACCAAACGCTGCACCCCCTTCGGCTTCCCCCGCGCGCACCAGTCCACCGAGCACAACCGACGCCCCCGCGTAGAAGACTCGTTGCGCCTCTAAGCGTCGCAGGATCGTCGCATTCTGTAAAGCTACGTTCTCGAGCTCTAGCCATGCTTCGTTCAGGGTTGTCATGAGGACTTCTCGATGGTTGATCGGCAGTTGGAGTGTTTGGGGGG